ACTTATCCTTGATTGCGGAATACCGATTAAGGAGATTAAGAAAGGCTTGAATTGGAATATAAGAAACGTGATTGGCTGCATAGTCAGTCACGTCCATTCCGATCATAGCAAGTCGGTTAAGGATTTTGAGAATATGGGAATACCTGTATTTGCACCATATATAAGCGAAAAACCTATGAAAAATGGTAATGGAGATTTTAGAGTACAGTCATTTGACCTAACAACATTAGATGGAAGATGGACACACACAAATGCAGATGGTAGCGAATGTCCTTGCTATGGATTTCTGATAACTCACCCGGAAATGGGAAGAATGATTTATGCGACCGACACAGAATTGATTAAGTGGAAATTCAAAGGGATAAATCATATTCTCTTAGGCGTGAACTATGACAAGGATTTAGTTGATATGGATAATCACAGCAAAGCAAGTCATGTATATAGCGGTCACATGAGCATTGACACAGCTTGTGATTTTGTTAATGCAAATGATTCAGACAGCTTGCAGAACGTCATAATGTGTCATTTATCAAGCGAAAATGCTGATAAGGATAGTTTTATCGAGAAGATGAAAAAAGTTGCTTGCGGGGTGAATGTAGATGTTGCAGAACAGGGCAAGAGTTGGATTTTAAACAATCCCAGCAAGTGTCCGTTTTAGAAAGGAGATTATATGAGTTATAGTAGTTTATATGGAATTAAAGCTGATTATACAGGCGAAATACTTTGTGAGTATAAAAATTCTTGGTGGTTTAGTCCTGTTGTATGGAGTGTACTTTCGGACAAGACACTCCCTAAAGTTATGGGATATATTCAAAGTGTTATTGGAATGCACGGTGCAGATGTTTGGAAGAAAATAAATACAAAAATGAACAATTCCACAAATACATCAGACCGAATTTGCTGGGAATTAAGCAATCAGCAGATTTTCTTTACAAGAGACAAAGATTGTATTGCTTACAATATCCGAAAATTTGTTGAGCAGAATAAGGGCTATGATAAATCTGATGAGGATAATTTATCAGTGTTAGAAAGAGAACATATTATTGAAAGATTTAACGAAATTGCAGATAACATATCCACTTTAGATGAGAAAGAATATCCTTATTTTGTTTTTAAAAATACTTCTGTTGACGATAGTGTGGAATCTTGGTTCAGTGTTTATGATGAAGAAACAGATGATTATGTTGATAAATCAATGAAAGATTGGGATAAGTTCTTAGCGGAATTTGTAATCATTGAAAATGAACAAATCAAGAATTTCATTTCAAATAGAGACTTTCAATATTAAATTTCGAGGTACAGCGAACAATTAAGGAAATTATTACCCTGCGTGGTAGAAAGGAGCAGGATTTGGAAAAGATATAGACAGGTTTACAGTCAAAGACTTCCATTTGGATTGTTTTGAAGATGGAGAAACTATACTGTTTTGCGATTATGAATCAAATGATAGGACTTTATCTGGTCAAATTGATGTAATGGAATTTGGCAAAACAGTATTCCTCACAAAATCCGAAGCCGAAGCAAAGCTGAAAGAATTACAAGGCAAAGTTTCTAACTTTGAAAACTTTGATGCAAGGAGATGATTAAATGAGCCATTGGAAAGAAAATGATTGCGTTGGATGTCCGCAAGGGTGCATTCATTGCGGTAGGCAGTATGACTACTACGTGTTTGAATGTGAAAGATGCGGGAAAACATCTTCGGAAGAATATGATTATATTCATGACGGAGATAACGATTACTGCAAGGAGTGTTGGGAAGAAATGGAGCGTGAGGAAGATATGAGAGTTGATGGATATTGTGCAAAAGCAATCGACAATGAAACACACGATTGGGTAACAGGCGGACTTGTCGTACAGGACTGGAAAGACAACTTCGTATTCATTATCGAGAAGTTTGAAGGAGCCTGCTTTATGCGATCTGCAAGAGAACTTCTCATGGATATGGCACACATTATCAACAAAGATACGATTTGCCGGTGTACCGGATGCAGAGACACAGATGGAGAACTTATTTATGAACACGATATTTGCGAAGATAAGAACGGCAAGCGGTATGTGTGCCGGTGGATTGCAAGTGCAGCGTGTTTCGAGTTCAAATGTAAAGAGACAGGAATTTCATACGAAATGACGTATGCAGAGGATTTCATTGTCAAGGGCAATGAATATGATGATTTAACATATTAGAGATGGAGGTATTAAACATGAACAAAGTAATTTTGATGGGTCGATTGACCCGCGACCCGGAAATCAGATACACACAGGCATCAGAACCGTTGGCAATCGCAAGATATACACTTGCAGTTGATCGTAGATTTCAGAGAAAAGACAATTCTGGGAACGAACAGAACGCAGATTTTATTAGCTGCATTGCTTTCGGAAAGAACGTTGAGTTTGCAGAAAAGTATTTGAAGCAGGGGACAAAGATTGCGATTGTAGGACGCATCCAGACAGGAAGTTACACGAACAAAGACGGAAATAAGGTTTACACGACAGACGTTGTTGTCGAAGAACACGAATTTTGCGAAAGTAGACAGGGCGGCAACACACAGGATGCGCCGAAGCCGATGCCTTCTGATGCTGGATTTATGGATATTCCAACAGGATTGACAGGCAACGATTTACCATTTAAGTAGAAGTTGATAAGTGGTGGGCGGTAGGGATAAAGGAGAGTGAAAAATGATTTCAGATGGAATTATTGCAGGCGCAAAAGCCGTATATCCGTCAAGTTTTATATATCGAGGAATCTTTTCTTTTGAATCATTCAGAGAAATTAAAAAGTTTTGCGATGTAAAACCCATGAGAATGTATACGGATGGCACTTGTGACTACATTATTAGATATCGAGAAGAAAGCGAAATCGTGAATACTGACGAGCAGAATCAGTACAATCAAGGCGTTGACGACGTTGTACAGGCGATTAAAGACCTTGTGAACGAAAACCCATCGGATTGCTTTGCGCAGATTGTATCTGATTTAGACCAGATAGCAAGCGACTTAAAGGAGTGTGATGCATAGGTGGCTACGAATTTAAGACAGGTGTATGCGATTGAGAAGAAGAACAAAGAACGACTTCTCAAAGTAAATCCTAAGTTGAATGACAAGAGTGGTATATATTTCTTGCTTCGAGAGGATGAAAACGGATTCAAGTTTGCGTACATCGGGCAGGCGGTACATGTAATCAGCAGATTGGCAAGTCATTTATCCGGTTATCAGCAACACATAGATTTAAGTATTAGATCGCACGGATTGTACGATGCAGAGAAGAACCCTTATGGTTGGCGAGTTGAATTTATGAATCTTCCGGCTTCACAACTTGACGAAGCGGAAAAGAAGTATATCCGATTATACGCCGATAAAGGTTATCAGCTTAGGAACGTCAGTTTAGGCGGTCAAGGAGAAAATCGTGCAAACGGTTCAATAGGCGATAGAAAGGTACCTAAGGGCTATATGCAAGGCATACAGCAAGGTAAAAAGAACCTTGCAAGGGAATTATCCAACATTGCAGAAAAGCACCTTAAAATCGAATTAAGAGAAGATAAGGTAAACAATAAGGTATCGCAGAAGCAGTATGAGAAGTTTATGGATTTATTGAAAGTGGGTGAAAAGTAATGCTGATACCAACAGTTAAAGCTAAAGAGTTTGAGAAGTTCGGCTTTAAGAAATGCAAGGGCGAATATGGTAAGCAAGGCTGTTATTACTTGTGTGTATCAAGAGGTGTAAAAATGTTTTTTGTGAGTGATGCGTATTTTGGCGTTAATGATTGGAGTGATAATGACCCAAGAATCCACAAAGACGCTAATTGCAGATACAGAGACCGCAGGACATATCTTGATATTATCTACGAGTTAATCAAGGCGGATATGCTTAGAAGCGATTGTGTGAAAGTGGGTGGTAATGATGAATGAAAAAGACCATAAAGCTGATTTTAGCTTTATAACAAGAATGTTAGAAGAAGATAGAAAAGCTGGGTATGAACACGGATATTCAGTTGGTTACAACAAGGCTGTTGATGATTGCATTGAAGAACTCAAAAAGCGAAGAGACACACGCTATATGAAAGTAAATTGTGATGATGTAGAACTTAAAATGCTGGCAGAAAAGCTGAAAGGAGCAAAACAGAATGAAGATTTTAAGCAAGAAGAAATACAATAAACTCATTGATGATTTTGAGGAATTGCAGAAAAAGGTCGAGGAACTCAAAAGGATAAACGAGAGTCTTGGGAAAAAGCTGGAAGATAAAAAGACGAGTTGCAAAATGAATGGTGGAAGTGATTTCTGCTTTAATTGTGCAAATTCTTACAGGTACAAAACATATTGGGGAACAACGGAAGTTGAGCGGTGTGGTTGCTTACTTGATGTACCTTGTGAGAGCTTTAAAAGAAAGGGGATTGGAGAATGAATGATTGCAATGGCTGTAAATACGAAAACAGCACAGATATAGAGGTGCATTTAGAATTTTTCACAAATTGCAAAAGGGCTTATTCTAACGAAGAAGATAGAGAATTTCACGAAGATAAGTATGAAACTGTAGATTAAAAATCAAAGAAAGGAATAAGGTTGTCCGGACATAAAACCTAGGTTTCCTTTTGGTAGATTTTATGATTGCACATTGTTTATTTGAACAATCAGGGACTTTTAAAAATGAGTTTAAGAAACTTGGAATTGAATCTTATGATTACGACATTCAAAACGAATTTGGGGAAACTGATTATATTGTAGATTTGTTTGCAGAAATTAGGGGGGGGTACGAAGATAAACCCAGTATTTTTGACAAAATAAGCGAAGATGATTTGGTACTTGCGTTTTTCCCGTGCACATACTTTGAATGTCAAAGTCAATTATGGTTTTCTGGCAATAATTACTCGCAGAGGAATTGGAGCATTGAAAAGAAATGTGAAAATGCGATAGAACGTCATAATATGTTGAATGAGTTTTATGTATTGCTTAATAAGTTGATTGTAAATTGCATAAGACGGAAAATAAAATGTGTTATAGAAAATCCATATAATCAACCTCATTATCTTACGACTTATTGGTGTTTGAAGCCAGACTTAATAGATAAAGACAGGACAAAAGACGGAGATTATTATAAAAAGCCAACTCAGTATTGGTTTATAAATTTTAAACCAAAAGACAACCTGGTTTTTGAACCTATCGATTATGTAGAAACAAAAATAATATCAAAAAGTAGGGTAAGTGATGATGGGTTATCAGTAAAAACGCAACGATCAATGATACATCCTCAATACGCAAGCAGATTTATAAGGCAGTATTTAATAGATTGGAAGAGTGATTAAATGGTAAAACTACTATCACCGTGCATGGATTGTTATGATAGGTATATCGGTTGTCACGGTATATGCGACAGATATAAGGCATATACAGAAGCACATGAGAAGCTTAAAGAGAGTATTCGAAAGCAGAAATTTGTGCATAATTCTATAAAAGATATGCATAAGGAACAATATGAGCGGTACAAGAGAAATCGTCACAAAAATAGTTAGGAGTGTGATAGAAAATGAGCAAAAGCAAAGAAGAACAGGCGAGACGTGAGGGAATGTCTTATGCGCTTAGATACGCAAGAGAGCATGGTTTAGATGCCTTAGAATCAGACTTAAAGAAGCGTGGAGCATATAACATACCTGTACGGATTGATGATAAGGCATTGCAGGAGTTTACAGACAACGCCAAGAGCATGATGCTTGACACGATTCTGATTCTGGCATCTGTAACACTGCATGATGAATTTGGTTTCGGTAGAGAACGCTTAAACCGGTTTAAGAAACGATTTAATTTCAAGGCAGAGTGTATCGGCGAAAACTATACAGATTGGAACGATCAGATATCAATATTAAAGGAAGAGTGCGGGTTGGAGTATTCAATTCGCATGAACGAAAAGGATGTGAGATTAAAGTGATTATTATTGATTCAAACATAGTGGATAAGAGCATTGAACATTATGGCTCTGATTTACAGACCGTTGTTTGCATGGAAGAGTGTTCGGAGCTTATACAGGCAATTAGCAAGATGAAGCGCGGCAAGGACAATAGAGACAATCTGATTGAAGAAATGGCGGACGTTATGATCTGCATGGATATTCTAAAGCAGGTGTATGGAGTATCTGATAACGAAATTCAGAATTATGTGTGTCAGAAACAGAATAGATGTATTGAAAGGATGAAGAGTGATGAATCATAGGAGGTGGAAAAAGTCATATAAGAAGCGGTACGGAATACGACCGATTATCTTTCTCGACAAGAAGCGCAAGGATAAGGCTATGGCTATGATACGTGATCATATATCACAGGTTACGATCTACACGCCGGAGAATCAGTATTACTTGGAGATTGGATGCTATTACAACGAGACTTCAATAGATAGCAAGAAATCAATGCTTAAAGCGTGGGAAGGCGGTGTGGTAGATAATGACGATTGATGAATCAATAGAAAGATTTAAAGCCTTGGCAGAAAAGGGGCATATTATATTTTCAAAAGACCCTGATATTGCTGAAAAATTAAACAAAGAATATAGGCAAGTTGCAGAATGGCTGGAAGAACTGAAAGCATACAGAGAACAGCATCAGACATTGTGCAATTCATACAATGTACACACCGTTGAAGATATTTACGATAAGGCGATTGACGATTTTATCAAAGCTGTAGATAAACAATGTAGGTATTACGCCGGAGAATGCAAGAATCTTACGCGTGATGATCTTCTTAAAATTGCAGAAGATTTGAAAAATACATAGAAATCTTTGAGGAGTGATTTATTTATGGGAAACTTTGTAAAGATAGATCGAAAGATTCTTGAATGGGAATGGTGGGATGATTTCAACACATTTAGGTTGTTTTTTTACATGCTTGTGTCTGCATATTGGAAAGATGGGTACTATAAAGGCGAACTGATCGAGCGTGGTTCTTTTCCATCTTCCATATCAAAATTGGCATCTGAAACAGGCTTAACAGATAATGAAATTCGCAACGCGCTAAAGCACCTTAAAAGCACAGGCGAAATCACAAGCAAAGCACATAGTAAATATAGCGTATTTACTATAAAAAATTACAATTTGTATCAATCAGATAACAAGCAAAAATGCGATGAAACCACAAGCACCGATGCAATCAAAATGCAATCAGATAACGAACAGATAACGAACATTCCTATTATAAAAGAAGTAAAGAATATAAGAAGTAAAGAATATAAGAATAATATAGGGGCGAAAACGACACATTATGACGATCCCGATCTTAATTCTGCATTCGCTGAATTTTTGGATATGCGTAAGAAGATTAAAAAGCCGATTGCTACGAAACAGGCACTTACGCGTATGAAAAATAAAATTGAAAGATTGTCCGGCGGAGATACCAGATTAGCGATTAAGATTCTGAATCAGTCGGTAGATCATTGTTGGTCGGATGTATATGGACTTAAAAATGATTATAGCAGCAGACATATATCCGAAGATGCAAAGTCTAAATCCGTAACCGATATGCAGTTAGATTCGCTTGCAGAACGTCAAAAACAGAGCGTTCCGATTATGAGCGATGAAGAAATAAATAAAATGTTTGGAGAGGAGTGGTGATATGGAGAGATTAACGAAGAAAAATGACAGTGGAGGTCACTACTATCCGAAATGCTTTGAAAAGTGTAACGGATTGGGGGCGAGTAGCAAATGCGATAACTGTGAGATTATGACAAGTGTTTGCGAGAAGCTTGGAGATTATGAGGACTTAGAGGAGCAGGGCAGACTTGTTATTCTGCCTTGCAAATATGTGTATTTCATTGTTGATATCAACAATCCTAAGTATGCAGCGGTTATGAAAAGACCTATAAGGGAACTTGCGATATATGAAATTGATGGCATTGACAAGAGCGGTTGCAAATATTTTTCCACAAAAGAAAAAGCCAAAGCAAAACTGAAAGAATTGAGGTGTAAAGGAAATGACAATTAGCGAGTTTTTCAGAGAGAAATATTCAGCAAGAAAAGATAAAGACAATATCTATGGTGTTGGAATGAGCGATACAGAGTTTCGCCATTTCATTATTCAATACTTGCTACCGGAAAATTGGCATGTTGTTGACCCAATAGGGCAGACGCAAATCAACGAAATAGCTATCCACGAAATTCTGACTAGGCATTCCAAGAAGTTTAGAAAAGAACGCAAGAAATATTTGGAAGAATTGAGAGGTGTAAAAGATGGAAAATAAAGGATGCAACACATGTAAGCATGAACATTGTGACAATCAAGATTATCCGTGTAGCAAATGCTCACATGCATTCATTGACAAGTACGAGCCCAAAACCAATGCAGACAAAATTAGAGAGATGTCGGATGAAGAGTTGGCAGAATGGCTTGACACTATCACTGCGTGCCGGCACTGTGCATACGAAGTAGCTAGGTGTGGAGGAAAGAATTGTGTAAAAGGCATATTAAAATATCTTCAATCAGAGGCGGAATAGGAGAGAACATGGAAGATAGATATTTATTCAAGGCGAAGAGAGTTGATAATGGAGAATGGGTATATGGAGTTCCTTTTGAAATCGAAGGAAAAACCGTAATTCTTATAAGCGACAATGAAAATATATTAAGAGTTCATTATTTGGAAGAAAATATGTGGGAGGCTGACATATATGCTATTGAAGTCAACCCGTCCACCATCTGCCAATGTACCGGCTTAAAAGACAAGAACGGCAAGCTGATTTGGGAGAATGATATTTGCGATAGAAAAGAACCATACCCAGAGATTGTAAAATATTGCAATGGGGACTGGACATTGGATTACAGTTATGCAATCCATAAGGAAAGTGGGGGTTGTTACTGTAACTTAGGATTTTATACGGAAGAAAGAAAATGCGTAGAAGTTATCGGCAATATATTTGACAATCCAGAGTTATTAGAAAGCGAGGGATAATATGACAGAGAGTGAAGCGATAGAAGAATAATCAGAAGTGATTTAGTTTACTGCCATCAGTGCGGACAGAAATTAGATTGGAGTGATGAAAATGAGATTGATTGATGCTGATGAATTGAAGAACATATTGACAGTTGCCGAATATCCTTGTGTGTTGCAGACTGCGTTGGTCGGAATTATTGAAAGCCAGCCTACCGCCTATGACATTGACAAAGTAGTAGGGCAACTAAAGAAAGTCTCATACGAACGATTCGGGAATACCGGCATGGGCGGAGAGATTGTAGTTAATTTGGATGATGCGATCGAGATTGTAAAGGAAGGTGGCAAAGATGAATGATTTAATTACTCGAAAATCTATAATGAGACTTTTGCGCGACTTACGTATTGATAATATGCAAGTCAATGGCAAAAGCATTTTGACGCATATAAGAGAAATTCCAACAGCAATCAACGTAAATCGAGTAATCGGAAATTTGAACGCAGAAGCAGATATATCCTGTGAAAACTTTGATAAATACGCAAGAGAAGTTGCTATTTCCGAAAATGAAAATACGTTTTCAGCAGGACTCATCAGGGCGGTAGAAATTATAAGGGAGTGTGAATCAGATGGGAATGGTTGATGAACTACGAAGGATGCGAGTAGAAAGCGCAAACAGGAATTTCAAGCCGGATTATAAATGCCCCATCTGCAAAGACACACACATTGTAATTGTCAAGGATGCAGATGGTAGGACGGTAGCAAGAGATTGTGATTGCATGGCAAAAACCGTATATCGTAGATTGATGCGTGCAAGCGGAATTGATGCGGAAGATGTGAATGTCAGATTTAATGATTTTCAGACATTTAACGAACAGGAATTACAGATTGCGAAAGCAACCGCTGCTAAGTATTGCAAGGATTTACCGATGCAACGATACCAGAAAAATAACAGTTTGTTGCTTGCAGGACTTCCGGGAAGAGGAAAGACAATGTTGGGTTTTTGCGTTGCCAACCAGCTTATCAAGAATGGCACACCTGTTCAGTATGTGAGCTACCGGGATGCAATTACACGTTTGAAACAGAATATTACAGATAACGTGGAATATTCAGAAGAGATAAACCGCATGAAGAATGTGAGTGTTCTGTTCATTGACGATTTATTCAAGGGTAGAAGCACAGACAGCGATAAAAATATCATGTACGAGCTTATCAATCACAGATACTTGAAGCGGTTACCTATGATCGTTTCGACAGAGAAATATCCGAAGGATTTACTTGCTGTGGATGAAGCAATCGGTAGCAGAATCATTGAGATGTCTAAGGGGTATGTGGTTGAGTTCAAAGAAAGTGGCAATTACAGATTGAGGTAGTATTTATGGATGATGATTAAGAAAGGAGTTTTGAAGATGGCGAGAAAAAAAGGATTTGGAGTAAGCCCAATCACAAACAAAATTTTTTATGGAACGCAAGACACAGAAAAACAGATGTGGGTTGGCGATAAAACAGATGTTACAAATGATGTTATAGCTGCTGTATATGAATGGTTTATGGGTAACATGGAAGATGAACACGGAAAGCGTACAGAGTATCGAATCACATACCCGGATACCGATTATGAATTAGTTATGCGGAAGAAAGAGTAAAAATTCAGAGAAAGGAGGCAGATAGATTTGTCCGGACATAAATCGCGATTTGCTATCCTTAAAAACTATGAGTAGTACATATCATAAAAATATTGCAGAGGGAAGATGCGGCCAATGTGGGAAAATCAATGATCGTCCCAATAAAGCAGTGTGTTCTGAATGTGCAAAAAAAGACGTTATATATCAAACGGAGACACGAAATTGGTATAGAAATCATGGATATTGCCCTCAATGTAAAAAAAATAAGCTCATGGGGCAAGAAAAAACATGCGTTGAATGCAGAGCAAAGAATGCAGAAAAAGCAGAATTAAAAAGAGAATTAGATAGGGAATCGTATAACAATTCTATATCTTCCTATCATAAATCTATTTATGACAGGAGAAAAGAACAGGGTTTATGCCCTGTTTGTGGTAAAACAAATAAAGAAAAAAGATACGTTACATGTAATAATTGCCGGAATAAAAAGAACAGCAGGACAAAACCTAAAACATTAAGAGATGAAAGAGAGAAAGGCTGATTGTGCATTTGGTGCGACCGACCTGTTAAAGACGGATATAAAATTTGCGAAATTCACTATCAGATGAATTGCGAAAAAGCAAAGAAAGCAAACAGAGACTATCTAAGAAAGAGTAACAAGGCATTATTTATTAAATATTAAAGGAGAAATGGCTTATGAAGTTTAGTAGACTTACTAAGCCGGAAATTGAGGGGATTCTTACTAAAGCAAACTTTACGGACGAAGAAGAACAGATTTTTAGAATGTTGTGTCGGGGAAGCACAATATCGGAAATAGCATATAGGATGTCTATATGCGACAGGACAGTAAACAGGAAAATTAGTTGCATACGAGACAAGATATCTCGTGTTGAAGGAGATGGTGATAAATGGTTATAGTAACCATCGAGGGTAAGGAGATTGATGTTGAAAATATTGAATTGCCAGATGAAGTGTTAAGGATGATTGCAGAAGCGATTGACAGTAAATAAAGAATGAACTAAAATGTGTCGCAAGTGTAGTAATGCGGCACATTTTTGATAGGAGGTATAAAAAATGGAATGTGTTGCATACATGCGTGTCTCGACAGAAAAACAGGCAGAAGAAGGAAACGGACTTGAAAGCCAAAAGCGAGACATAGAATTGTATTGTAGAAAAAACGAATTGATTATTTCTGATTGGTACATTGATGACGGATATACCGGTGCTAATATGAATAGGCCGGAGTTGCAAAGGCTAATAAACGATTGCGGCAGAAAACGTGTGAAATGTGTTGTCGCATTCAAACTTGATAGATTGTCAAGAAGTATGGTTGACGGAATATACATGATTGAAAGAGTTTTTCAACCCAACAACGTGCAATTTAAGTGCGTTCACGATTCAATATCTTATGACAGTCCGATGGAGCAGGCATATACTCAAATGATGGCTGTATTTGCACAGCTTGATAAGAATACTATGATGCTTCGTATGCGTGGAGGAATGCTGGAACGTGTCAAACAAGGGTATTGGATGGGTGGAGGGAATACGCCTTATTGTTATACATACAGCAAAGAAAAAGGCATATTGATACCAATTCCGGAACGAGCAGAACAAGCGAACAAGGCTATTGATTTGTTTATCGCCGGAAATTCCGATGTAGCGATTCAAAGAATTTTAGGATATACAAGCGAATTGGTTGTAAGAAGCATATTGACAGGTGTTGTAAACATAGGGATGATTCCGTATAAAGGGAACATATACCAAGGACTTCACGAACCTATTTTTGATAAAGATAAGTTTGAGATGGCACAGCAAATAAGAAAATCAAGAAGAAGCAAAAAATCTTATTGCCAAAACCTTACTCCCAATATGCTTACAGGTCTGTGCTATTGTGGAGTTTGCGGTTGCAAGATGCGTTATCAAAAATGGACGAATGGAGTTAGAAAGATTTATTGCTGCTCACGGAATAAGGATTTGTACTATCTTCCGAACTTTAACAACGATTGCGATAACTCTATAGAATGGGCGGATAATATCGAGAATATTGTTGAATCGGAAATGTTGAAAATATCTGTAAATCTGTCAAAATATAAGCCAAAAGAAAAAGAAAACAAGATAGACATAATGCAGTCGCAGTTAGATAAGGAAAAATCAAAATTGAAACGGCTGTATGAATTATACGCCGACGGAAACGATACAGTCTTAGATATGATAAAAGATCAGGAATCAAAAGTAAAAAACCTCGACGATTCAATCAAGGAAGAACAAAAGTCCGGAGACAACAATCCGAAAAAGCAATTTGTTTACGAGAATATTAAAAAACTTGCCGATGTTTGGGACGACATCGACAAGCCAGCTAAAAACAAGATATTAAAGACTATAATAGACAAGATAATTATAGTCAACGGAAATGTGGAAATTCAATTAAAGAATTTTTAGCACCTACTATACGCCGTGGGTATGGCATATAGTACGTTCTGATACGCCGTATTTACTACACTTTTTAATATAATAATTTATTTCGATGTCGCTAAAGTGTCATATATTTGTCGCTTTAAGCGTCTTTTTTTATGCAAAAATTAAATCATAAAGGAGTGATACTTTATGTTTACGGACGAGATTTTAACAAAAATATTTGCGCATCCAGCAATTATGAAGCTGGACTTAAATACACAATCGGCGGTCGTTCACGCGATCGAAAACATTATGGACGAGGAGGAAAAGCAAAATGCAGATGAATCCGTATCAGATGCCACAGGTGAATAGTTATGCGCCACAGTATCAACAATATCAACAGGCGTATAACCCTATGCAGAACATTCAGAGATTCCAGCAACAGCAACAGCCGGAGCAGATTCAACAGGGAATATTCGGTAAAGTCGTGCAGTCACAAGATTCTATCGTTGCCAATGATGTTCCGATGAATGGAAGCGTTGCATTTTTCCCAAAGAGTGACTTGTCGGAGATTTACGCGAAGCAATGGAGCGCAGATGGAACAATCTCTACAATGGTTTTTAAACCGATTCAAAATGATAACCCTAACAAGTTATCACAAGATACAGAAAAATTGAAAATAGGGCTATCAGACGAAGCCACAGAGATATTTAACAAGCACTTTGACACATTGTTTTCGAAGATGGAAGAACTTGAAAAGAAAATTGACGAGAAATCTTTGACTAAGACTAATGCAAGAACAAAAGTTAGTCAAGATTAGTCCAAGTTTAGTCATAGATTAGTCATAAAAAGTAATAGGATGGTGGTTTTATGATGAATCAAGGAATTATGCAGGCAATAAATAAATTAAAAGCAATCAAAAATCCGCAACAGGCGGCTATGCAAAGCCTTCAAAATGCGGCAAGTCAAGGAAACCAGATGGCAAGTAGCATTTTGCAAAATATTCAATCCGGCAATATGGCTGGAGTGGAGCAAACGCTTAATAACTTTATGGGCGAAAATGGAATCAGCATGAACGACATAAATCAAATGTTTAGATAAATCTAGTACATATTAGGGTTTTGTCCGGACAGAGTAAAAACCAAGGTTCCCTATTTGTAAATAAACAAATGGAGGTAAACTAATATGTTTAGTAACGGAGTAAGCCTTGCCGACATTGCGGCAGTAACAGGCAACAACAGAGACAATGATGGTATGTGGGGCAATGGCGCATGGTGGATTGTCATTCTTCTTATCTTCGGTTGGGGCGGTTTTGGCAACAACGGATGGGGAAATGGAAATGGAATGGGTTCTACAGCCGCCGCTTATACAGACAGCGCAATTCAGCGTGGATTCGACAATCAGGCGGTAATTTCAAAGCTTGACGGAATCACAAACGGTCTGTGCGATGGATTCTATGCTGTAAACAACAGTATGCTTACAGGATTTAACGGAATCAACACTAATATCATGCAGACAGGCTATGGAATCCAGCAGGCAATCAACGCTGACACAATCGCAAATATGCAGAACACAAATGCATTGCAGGCACAGCTTGCAAACTGTTGCTGTGAAACTCGTGAAGCTATTCAGGGCGTTAACTACAATATGGCAACCAACACTTGCGCATTGCAGAACACAATGAATAGCAACACAAGAGACATCATCGACAGCCAGCAGGCAGGCACAAGAGCGATTCTCGACTATCTGTGCCAGGATAAGATTGCAACATTACAGGCTGAGAACAGCGATCTTAGACAAGCTGCTTCGCAGGATAGACAGAATGCACTTCTGACTACTGCAATGACAGCACAGACAAGCCAAATTCTTAACGCTGTAAGACCGACACCGGTCCCGGCTTATCCGGCCGCTTCGCCTTATGGACTTGGTAACTGGTCTCCGCAGGTGTTGGCAAATGGCTATAACACAGGTTGTTGCTGCAATACAGGTTGCGGATGCTAATTACAACAAAATAATTGAGTATCTTAATCGAGTTTAACTCGATTATGTCTGCTATGCAGTATTACTTATAAACCAAGGGCAGACTATAATGTTTGCCCTTTATTTTATGGATAGGAAGGTATAACAACATGGACGAAATCAAAGAGAAATTTATCGAAGCGATCAAGAAGATTGATTTTGATAAACTTAGTGTAAATGAGCTTAAAACGGTTTCTGAAATAACAGAAACAATGGATAAACTTTCAAGAAAAGACTATATGGAAACCTTGGTTGAAACCCTTAGATCGGATAATAGTGGTTTTGCAGTCAATGTTCCAAAATCAATAAGCGAATTGAAGTAAGGAGGAATATTATTATGGCAGAATTTACAGGAATTGCATTACAAACAGTTGCCGCCGGAGAAGATGTCGCTTTTACAGAAACACCGGTATGTGGTAGCAAGTGCATTGTTCATAGACAGGGAAGCGGCATTGTCAAGTTGAGAGGAATCACAAATCAATGCAGAGCAAGATTCCTTGCATCGTATTCCGGAAACATTCAGATTCCGACTGGTGGTACAGTTGAAGCTATCTCACTTGCGCTTGCGGTAGATGGCGAGCCTTTGCAATCAACAAGAATGGTTGTAACCCCGGCAGCGGTTGAAAATTTATTTAATGTTTCGGCGCAAGCATATATCGACGTTCCTTGCGGATGTTGCAGTACGGTAGCGGTGCAAAATACATCTACACAGGCTATTGAGGTTCAGAACAGTAATTTAATTGTTGTTCGTGAAGCGTAGGAGGTGATCTGTATGCATGAGTTTGCAAAGAAAATTATGGAATGCGTAAAAACGAACGCTGAATCTATCGGTCTTGACAATTTCAGCGGTCAAAGCCTTGACGACTTAAAGGATTGGACGGAGATTGCAAAAAACATTGTCTGCTATGACAAAGACTACAAAATTGTGGAAGCAATGAAAAAGTCAGAAGATAATGAGGATATTATGCGTATGCTTGAACAGTACGAAGATTATCCGGAACGCAGATTCTACGATCACTATAGATATGCAGATGGAAGATTCGCACCGAAAGGACGTGGAACGTATCAGCGTGGGTATAGTGAGCCGTATTACCACATGACACCGGAAATGTATCGTGATATGGATAGAGATTCGCGTGGCAGAATGTATTACACGGAAACAAACATGAACGATGGTGGAACAAGTAATTCGCGCATGAGCGAGAGTAATTACGACCGCGCAAAACGTAATTACACGGAAACAAAAGAAATGCACCGCGCAAATACGCCACAGGACAAGGAAGCAAAGATGCGTGAGCTTGAAAAGTACATGAAGGAGCTTTCGGCAGACATTACAGATTTAATGTCCGGTATGTCACAGGAAGAAATGAACATGGCAAAGTCAAAACTTACGACACTTGTAAGCAAGATGTAATTTACACAACAGGCTATGGGTGTAATGCTCATAGCCTTATTTGAGGTATAAACATGGTATTTACAATCAATGGGGAAAATTGGATATTGCAATTTGTACGTCCGAATAGTGAAAAATTGTGCCGGTCGGATGGCGTATATACGTTGGGCGTTACCGACAATAATACCAAGACGGTTAGCATTGCAAGAGGTATGTCTGATTATATGACAAACAAGGTGCTTTGCCATGAATTAGTGCATTGCTATTCGTTCTCTTATGATTGCCATATTGATATGCCGACAGAAGAGATAATCGCTGATTTTATGTCGCTGTATGGCAGAGATATTATATACCTTGCTGATGATATTTTACAAAATGTATTGGAGATAAGATATGGATAAAATAGATGAAATGCTTAAATATGTTCGCCGGACAAACCCGGAAATGACACGTGATAAGTTGATAGAAGAGTTGGGAAAATGCGATTATTCTGCAAAATCTTTAATATTTGGATTTCAAAATGTGTCGGATGGGTCTGCGAGAATTTAATATCCCCCTATGTTATAGGAAATTGCCACGACCAAAGAAAAATAATTTTCAGAATTTTTTCAAAAAAATTTCGATTTTCTAAATTTTAGTCCAGCAGAATTTGAACGCCCCTATGTTTCCTAAATATTCCCACGACCATCAAAAAATTTTTTCACAGATTTTGGCCGGAAATTTCACGATTTCACAATTTCAATGCCTGTTTTTTGATCTCCACCTGTCGGCTGATCTTGGGCGATCTATTCCGGGGCCTGTCCGTGCTCGTGCTGATCGTTTGCGCTGATCTTTTGCGGATCGCTGGCATATTGCAAGAATTCCAGATATACCGCTGCGCCGGTTTGGGTGTCCTGATCTTCCGACATGCTCCGGCGATGGAATCCGGGCGCACTTCTCCGGGTGTCTGTCTTGCTGATCTTGTCCGGGCGTGGTTGCAGAATTTCAAAGCGCACAAATTAAAGGCTATCACATGCGAATATTTGCACCTGTGAACGCGTAGAACGCCCACAGAGCCACGCAAACCATACAAAGCATATAAACGCACGCTTATAGATATAATTAAGGATATAATATGCCTATTGTTTGGAATTGTCAAGGCACGAAAAGAAGCCGGATAACTCCGGCTATTGCTTTTCATATTCTTTTATTGATTCATCAACGCGATCAAATGCGCGCATGATGTCCGCGTTCGCTTTGCTTCCGCTTATTTCTCCGCGTTTCAAAGCATCCAAGGATGCTATAATATCCTTGTATTGCTTGTTTGCTTCTTTTAGCAATTTATCGCATTTCATAATAAAACCCCCTTTATTTTAATATAACACGCCCAAAAAAGAGCGAAAACAACCGCCCGGAATCGAACCGGGCGCAATGCTCCAAGGTTGCTATATTGCTTTTTTATATTCGTTTTCGCTGGCGTATTTTTCCAGGTTTTCCAACGTGTCAAAAAATTTTACCGTGAATCCAACCGCCTTTGTAATTCTTTCTATCGAATATCTGCCAAAATCCCACAAACAAGCATAAAAAATCATGTTTCCTTTTTTCAATAAAAACAGTTTTTTCATAGAAAACACCTCCATATTTCAATTATTCCCAATTCCGGGAAAAACCGCCGCCGGTATCGCTCCGGCGTGCATCCTCTGCGGCGGTTAGCTTTACAGATCTTTCTTTCTCTTTACATCCTTTACACTGTGCGGATATTCTCGCATCATCTGGAATGCTTTGAGGTTGTCGGCTGGTACTTCGTAGCCGTTAGCGCGGAGAAGATCGGCGGCAGTTTGTAAATATGCGTTTTCATAGCCGTATTTAATGCCGCTTTTTAACTCTTCACCGTTTACAATAACAGTTGCCGTGTGATATGTGTTACCGTATGACTTCTGAAACCATCTTTTTCCAATAACTTCCAATGTGTTGATTTTTTTCATAATCTTGTACCATTTCGGGAATTGTGCTATAATTCCCTTACCTTTCTTTTTTGATTGGTGGCGGCTGTGCTTGGTAGGCGTGCCGCCTTTTTTAGTCTGCCATCATCAGAGCCGGGAGACCATCCCACGGCTGACGCTCCAAGGTCGGAGCGTTTCGGCTAATCAATAAATTTTTCTAACTGTTCATCCGTCATTCTTTCAACTTCTTTTCTTGCTGTGATCGGTTCAATTCCTAATTCTCCGACCATGAAAGCAAATACCATATTTTCTAAAATAGATCTTTCCATGTCTTATGCCTCCTTTACTATGAAATCCTTTTCAGCTCTGCGCGCCTGCGCTGGTGTCATTGTTACGACTCCTATAATTGCCTGTGTTGTTTTGTCTGTGATCTTGTAATTTTTCATATTTGATTTCTTCCTTTCGTTTGGTGCTTGGTTTCTTAACTTGGTTATAGTATAACGCTATCGTTATATTATTACAAGATGGAATAATGCATAAATATATAACGCTATCATTATATATTCATTGTGCAATATGTATAAAGCTATCTTTATATGCTGTTTTCTTTCCATATTATATAGTGGCGTTATAATAACGATATCTTTATAAAAGCATTGACATATATATATAGTAGCGTTATAATAACGATATCATTATATAGGAAGGTGGCGTTATTATGGCAACAAAGGCGCAAGCAAAAGCAACCGCTAAATATGAAAAAAACGCATATTTCAAGGCTCTTGTAAGATTCAAAAAAGAAGACGAAGAGCGGATCAGAGCGGCAGCAGGAGAAAGCCTGAACGGATTTATAGTTAAATGTGTGCTTGACCACTTAGAAGATCAGCAAAAAATCACAGAAGATCAAGCGGATCAAGGCGATCCGGGGAAATGTCCGTTTATGGATTAAAAAAGATGGAAAAACTATTGACATAATATAACGATAGCGTTATAATAAGATCAAACAAAAACGAAAGGACGCCAGATGGCGAAGGGTGGAAAGTATGAGAAACGATATAACAAGAGATTTTGGCGGAGCAGAAGAAAAAGGACTTGCAGTATATTACAACGACGAAACAAGCGAATTTGAAATTGAGGCACCGACGGAAATTGTATCTATTTACGACAAGCAGAACGAAGCCGGAGACGGAAGCGACGGAACAGCAGCGGCAGAAGTCCAGAAATTTATTTATGAATTTTAGGGGGTGCGTATATGCTAATTCATGCTATGTTTGTGTATAACAAGAAAACATTGATAGATAAGATTTTGTATAATGATATATTTAATTATTTAGATGATCAGGGCGAGCATATAAGCAAAGAAAAGCTATACGAACACGAAAAAGAGAATTGCCCGGATTTGGAGATTGATAATATCACTTATGATTTCGCTTTAAATCTCCGGCAGGCTCCTTGTTACAATTCGCATATATACGTTACAAGATCGCTGGCGGTCAGTTATATACCGTACTGTATTATGCCGATGCAACGGCGATTATATAAAAGCCGTGAAAACGGATCAGGCGGCGCGAATATTTATAGTATATCTTCTAAATATGTGCATGATTTTTCCCCGGAAGAGTTCAAAGATCACTATATAGAATCGGACAGATGCGACATGATAACATTTAGGCAGGCGCTATTAGACCAATGGCACATATAACACAAAAGGCACCAAACAAGGCGCCTTTTCCAATGTGGTTAGATTGTGTAAATAAATTGAATAGATTTATTCAACATTCCAATATGGTTACATCGTGTTTATAATATACACTTATATTATTTATATGTCAATGATTAAATTATAATATATTATATTGACACTATGCATTATATAGCGCTATAATATACATGTTTTATATTAAAGGGTTATAGTTCCCTTTTATATTCTTGGTATGTTACAACGACAGGAAAGCGGCTTTCATAGTCGCTTTTTTGTTGTATGCCTGATAGGTATATAAAATCCATATATACAAGATATAGAGCCTATACACCCATAGATTATTGACATATTCAAGATATAGTGGTATAGTATAGCCAATTTATAAAGCTTGTATATCTGCTATGTACAGATGCGCCCGGAGTACATAAGCAGCCAAGCCAAGGCAAGAGGGCGCAAACAGGAAACTTTCGCCGGTTAGATCAGTCTAGCCGGCTTTTTTATTTGCCAAAGATCAGGAAGGAAGGCGCGAACATGGAACAGGTCGAACAGGTACAGGGCATAGAAACCTTTGAAAATGATATAGCTATGTATTTGCGTATCTTTTGCGAAGAACAAGAGATTGAGGACATGCGCGCCGCTTCTCAGTCTGTATATAACGCATGCCTTAGATATATCCAACGCCATGTATTTAGAGATAAAGATATATTAAGAGATAAGAGCAATATATATAATATAAATAATAATATTATGAGTAACTATAATAGATATAATTATGATCTATTAAATGATATATGTGATTATTATATATATATGTCTATGTTATATGATAAAGAAGTATCTATTATGGGTTTTAGTAATCTTACTGGTATAGATAATGATACAGTGACTACATGGAATAAAGCGGATCGGCTAAGCTCCTCGAGTATGAGGATATACAAAAAACTTTGTGAAAATCGCGAAGAATCGCTTTCCAATAAGCTTGTAACGGGTAACAAGAACCCTGTGGGCGTAATAGCTGTATTAAATCGTCAATTCGGCTGGGCTTCTCCATATACGAGCGATTCCAACAGGCAACAGCAACCGCTTACAGCTGCACAGCTTCCAAGATTAGATATACAACCACAAGATATAGCACAGATAGAAGAAAAACCACAAGATATAGTGATTGATAATGTAAAAGCAGAGTGTACTTAGTTTTTACACCCGATTTTATTCAATTATTTGTGCAATTTGACGATAGAAAAACGGCAGTAGATCAGCTCCAACAGATCAGCCGGCAGGGGGGGGTGGGGGTTTGACAGGACCAGGAAAACACCTCTACTAAGCACCCCAAACATTTTTCAAAACAAAAAGCCCTATTATATATAATATAAATATATATAACCATTACACATACACATATAATAAATAATTAAATTATATAAATGTAATGCATATATGATTGTTATATATAAGGGTTTTACAGATAACGGATATATAGTTATGTGAGGTATATATGGGATATTTAAGTAAAATATCTGAAAAATGCACAAAATGTCCTTATGTAGATAACTGTAAGGATAAAAGAATGGAAGCTTGTGCATATATGGACAACTTAGAAAAGGAATTGAATAAAGCAACAAGCGAATTGATTAGTCAAAATCCGATGATGGATGCTGCAATGCCTATTTCTCGCGAACGAGTTTTAAGCAATTTAAGTCAATTCGTGTATAAGGACGAATTAGAAAAGGCATTATATAGTCAATTATACGATTTCCTTAGAATCGCAACGTAAAAGGAGTGAATAACCATGAATGAGGGCTACGGAACAGCATTTTGATTTCTAAAAATTTTTCAAAAAATAAAAAGGGTTGATTTAATGGGAGATTAAAGATGAAATTATTTTCTAAGCGTAAAAATAAAAATTCAGAAATTGAAAATCGAGAAGTACGAGACAACAAAGAGACTGAACCTCGTACAACTATTATTCACTCACAACGCATTTGCAAGGGACTTCTTTACAGTACAGAAGATTCAGAGTTAGTTGTTTGTTGGAAACATTCGGATTCTTGTGAAGAAGAAAAATCTGCATTATTCAGAACCAAAAACGGAAGATGGTTTCGTTGTTTACAAAAAACAAAGAAATATGTGAGCTTCGACCTTGATATATGCAAATACATTGTTTATGAAAAAACGATTAGTTATTCAAATATTATTCCAATCAACGAAGATTATGCAAAAAGAACAGTCGGCGATTATGACGTTCAGAAGTATCTGGAGCTGTGGGGAGACGAGGTAGAAGAAGCATGATAACATATCGAGACATACGCCGGCTCCGTTCTACAGGATATAAGGTGTGCAGAATCACAGGCCGGATTTACCTGGTATCTCTGTATTCGAGGCAGGAATACGATGGAAACCAGGTATCAGCGATTGCAAAGCGGATTTTATCTCACGTATACGCAATACGGATAGTTAAGAGGTGGATTTAATGAGCGAATGTGGAGTAATAACAAGAACTGTAACAGATAATGTCAATCATCCGTCGCATTATGAGACAGGAAAATTTGAGTGCATCGACGTAATGATTGAAACACAAGGAAAAGAAGCTGTTATGGACTTCTGTATCTGTAACGCATTTAAGTACATATACAGGCATAACAACAAAAATGGCATTGAAGATGTCAAAAAAGCAAAGTGGTATCTGGATAAATATATCGAATTGTCAGAAAAATAAAAAAGCCGCGATTGCGACTTAATTATTTTCAACATAAGATTTCAGAATGTGTATCACGAGATTAGAAAGAGATCGACCTTGCTTTTTTGCAATTGCTTCCAGATCAACACGTAATTCACTTGGAACACGAACTGTTATTTGAGCATCATTTTGCTTTTGCTTTTTAGCCATATATTGCACCTCCATAAGCATAATATAACATAAACGGATAAATATTGCAATGCAAAGCAATAAAAAGCACTGCAAAGCATTGCAAAGCATTACATTTTATGGTATAATACCCATATCAATTAAAGATAAGGGGTGTGTATTTATGATTATAGGCTATGCGAGAGTGTCAACCAAGGAACAGAACCTTGCAAGACAGTTAGAAGCACTGAAAAATGCTGGATGTGAAAAGATTTACATGGATAAGTTATCCGGCAAGGACTTTGAAAGACCTGATTATCAGAAGATGATTTCCAACTTAACAAGCGATGATGTTCTCATTATTCTGTCTATCGACCGGCTCGGTAGAAACTATGACGAGATTATGGATGAATGGCGAAGAATCACTAAGACGATCAAAGCAGACATTAAGGTTCTCGATATGCCGCTACTTGACACGACTATCGGAAGAGCTGGCGACTTAACAGACACATTTGTGGCAGATCTTGTTCTGCAGATCTTGTCATATGTCGCTAATCTCGAACGTGAGCATATAAGAGAGAGACAGGCAGAAGGGATTGCCATCGCGAAGAAAGAAGGCAAATACAAGGGCGGTACAAAGAAAACTGTAGATAGTGAATTGCTTGATAGCAATTTGATTCTTTACCGGTCCGGTAAGATCACCAAGTCTGCATTTGCGAAGAATATCGGTGTATCACGACCGACTTTAGACAGGATTTTGTCAGAATACGCTGCATAAGCGTTTTTATGCTCTATCGCCAAAAGGTAAGGCACAGGACTTTGACTCCTGCATTTGTTGGTTCGAATCCAACTAGGGCAGTTTGGATTCTTAATGTTTTTCATTTTGGAATTCTCCTTTCGTAACCCACTAGCGGAAAGCTGATTAAAGAGCCGTCACAAGGCTCGGTGGGTTTTGCCGGTTGAATACCGGCACGTATAAACCCCTTTTATCCCATGGGGAACACACATTTCTCCTTTGCGCATTTCCCATCCCCAAGAGGATGCGCACACGAAGCATAGATCAATGGCAGATCATACGGTTTTACACACCCCACGTTTTCCCGTAAATTCCGGTTCGATTCCGGGTGCTTCGTATCTCACAACCTGCATACCCACGAATACGTTTTGACGCAACAAACTATTTTCTTATCGGGTCGTGAGTGTAATATCTTGTCTGATTCTATGTCACTGATTCGCGGTGCGTGACTAACGAACAGTCTTGGATTTTGCGCGGTGTTCACGCGTGCGCCACACAATTTCGACTAACCCGCGGCGAAAAAAGTCGCTTCGACATGTAGTGTAATTGGCTAGCATAATTCGCATATTGCGATATAGGTGGAGTTCGAGTCTTCCGTGTCGATTCCCTTGAAAAGGGACATTTTTTGTTCTCCCAATGTCGTGGAATCAAACCATGCACATTTTCGGATGTGCATACCGTTACAGGCGGTATTTTGCCGATATGGGATAATGGTATTCCAATAGCTTGCTAAGCTATCCAACATATAAATGTTGTTCGTGTTCGATTCACGATGTCGGCGTTTTTACATGTAAACCAAAAAGGGAAATAAGTTGTTGGTTATCTTTGTTTCTCTAAAACCATCTACATGTGAGTTGATGCGTGGCGGAATAGGTAAACGCTAATCAATGGTTAAGAAAAAGGTGTGCTATAAGAATTGCTATTAACAAGTCTGGTAAAAAGCTGTAAGCAATTACACCAATAAATCCGTTAGAAAATAAAAATCCATTTTTCCCTATTCGTAGGTGCAGACTAACTAACGGAATTTCATGTGTGGTGCAAATCCACACCGCATCAAGCGGTCGGGTAGTCCCGAATAAGCAGGCGTTATAGTAATCCCTGCTGAAATAAAAAAATTCCGATGCATGGCATACCAAACCGGTTACAATGCCTGCATCGGAAACCGCACATTGTAGCATATCTCAATGGCAGAGTGGCGAGCGCTCGGAAAACAACGATGAAAGCCGGATGGTGGTTCGAATCCACCTGCTACACTTTACAGCAAACTAGCTTGACGAAGCGAAAAGCACTTCCGCTGTGCCTGTTTGCTGGATTTATTGTTTCAGCGGAATAATATCAAGCGGAGGTATTGATTATGGATATAGAGTTTATAAAATCAATAATTTTCCCTAACAATGGGAAAGATAAAAGGTTGATAATGCGAGGAGATTGTATTGATTCAGAATTATTGGATTTATTAGCAAAGGCAAAAACAAACGACATGTTGAATGCATTTTACAAATATGATAAAAATCCAAAAAAGGAAGAATCGTTTTATATAGTCAAGCTGCATTGCAAAAAATGTGGATGCGAATACAGCGAGAATGCCTCAAAAACAAGAGTTGTTGAAATTGTAAGATCTGTAAGAGACGGATCTGTTAATAAAAACATTTCTTTTTGCGAAAAATGCAAAGATGAAATAAAGCGTAAGGAAAAAGAAGAACGCGACAGATATACAGAAGATTGTAAAGCTCAATATAGATCAGAAACAATGAAATATATAAATTATTACGTAAACCCAAACAGAGAGTTTCTAAAAGGGCTTAAAGCTAATCAAAAGATATCAATCATAATGAAAAATGGATTTTGGGATAAATATTGGCTCGACGATAATATGGTTGAGAAAAGCGTAAAAGAATTGAAATATAGCGACTTTCTGGAAACTCCTTATTGGGAAGGAGTAAGGAATTACAAATTAAAAAATTCCAATTATTCATGTGAGTTATGTTCTAAAAAAGGAATAATTCTTCAAGTACACCATAAAAAATACGATCGACACGGGGAAGAACACATAAGAAGTGTTGCAGATAAAGATTTAATAGTTCTTTGTTCCGATTGCCACAAGAAGTTTCACGATATTGTTATGTGAATGGAGGTGTATTTGTATGTCAGTAATAAGAGTACATAAAAGTAAGAATTTTACAGTAATGAGCAATGTGCATCTTAGAGACAAAAACCTTAGTTTGAAATCAAAAGGTTTATTGTCTATGATGCTTTCTTTACCGGATGATTGGGAATATTCGATTGCTGGTTTATGCAAGATATGTAAAGAAAACGAAACTGCAATAAAATCTTCGATCAATGAATTAAAAGATTTTGGATATATTATTGTCAAAAAAGAAAACCCAACAAAAATGAATGGAGGTAGAATAAAATATAATTATGAAGTATATGAGACTCCTCGATATAACGAAATACAGAATGGTAAAAAACAACCCACAGAAAATCTACCTACTGAATTTCTAGGGATAGATAATCAAGTACAAATAAATACTAATGAATTAAATACTAAAAAACAAAATACTGATACATCTTATGCTTTTCCTAAAGGAAAAGGTAGTTCATGCTTTTCTCCCGAAAAGGCGGTCGGGCAAAGCAATGTTAAATATCGAATTGATGATGTTCCGAACCTTGTTAGTCGATATGCAGAACCGAATACGCCAGGAAGCCGAATAATCGAACTTAGAAACATTATTCAATATTTTATCAGCAGATACGAAGAAGAATCGGATATAAGGCATATAGACGTATCAGACAGTGCAATTAAGAGTATCGTCGATGCGTATTTTTATCCGACCGGCAAAGTAGTTGATTGTGAAGCAGAAGATTATATGTGGATGATTGATGATTACTTTGCAACCGATTACAAGATGAATGGCAGGCGCGTATCTAAGAGCTTGCAGCATTTCTTTTCCGGGAAGATCAGAGAAAACATTTACATGAAACGAATATAGGAGTGAGAGATATGTGTGAGTTTTGCTCGTATAAGAACAATCCATTTATAATTTACGGAAAAGAAATCAAAATAAATGTGCCAAAGAAACAGACTTGACGGAAGCACAGGTTATGAGAAACAGGGATGATGAGGTTCCAGGGATTGTGATTTATAAAGGGTGTAGCGCAACCGGATATTTTGATATCAATTATTGCCCTATGTGCGGTAGAAAGCTGGTGGAAGAGTGAAATTTACAGGACAAGAACGTGGCGTTTCATATGAAACTACTTTTGAAGGAATGGAAGTTGAGGTAACAGTCCGCAAAATTAGCACAGGAGAAACAGAATCAGTTAAATACCATTGTTTATATCACCCTGTTTTCGGATATGACAAAGATGATATACAAAATGTCGAGAAAATAACCAATGAATTGATTGATAAATATGGGGTGGGAGAATGAAAGCACTAATTAAATTCATCAAGAATCTAAAATCGTTTTATAGATTCTACAAAGATTATGAGTATAACGGTGCTGAATGCGAGTTTATTATCGAAAACTATCAAAAAGTATTATGCAGCAGAACAAAAACAATGAGCAAACCGACATATTATGCAGATGCTATTATTCATTATATTGACGAATGGTACGAAGATTCTTGGAAATCCACGTACAAATGCGACCCGATTGAGGTAGAAAAACCAAAAATCATGATAACATCTGATGGAAAATTTGCAGAGGTTTACATTGATGGTAAAAAGGTAAGATGCACCGATATGGAATTGCATTTTATCGGTCATTCAAACCAAAGCCCAATGATTAAAGTTAATGCACGTTGGCATAAAACAGACGAAAACGGAAAAACAATTCTGAATGAGAATAAAAATGCCATATTGACAGAGGGAATAAAGATAAATTGCTGATTATCAGCGGAAAGGAATATATTATGAAAAAATTATTTGTAAGCGTACCAATGAAAGGCAGAACAGAGGAAGAAATCAAAGCAAGCATTCAGAAGATGAAGAAAATTGCAGAAATTTACGAGGGTGAGGAATTAGAACTTATCGACAGCTACATTGAGGACAATCCACCTAAAGACAGCAAAGAAGCTGTATGGTATTTAGGCGAGAGCCTTAAAAAACTGGCACAGGCTGATGTATTTATTGGAATACGTGAGAGTTTCGATTGGAACGGCTGTCAGATCGAAAGAGAAACAGCAGAAAAATATGGCATTAAAGCATACGCAATTCCGGTAAGATATGTGATTGATGATTATAATGCGCTTCTGAATAAATTACATCCGTCTTGCAATGAAGCAATGCCAACATTCTAACAAAATTTTACCGGCTACAGATTGATTGTAGTCGCTACCCTAGAAAAATTATAGGCAGAGATTTCTATGGCATCTCTGCTTGAATGAGCGGAGGTGCTTTTCTTTATGGCATCTAAAGAGTTAATCAACACAGTAAATCAATATGACAATTTTATAAAGACACATCTTGTCGATGAATCCGTAATATCTGCTTACGTGGAAGCCTGTAAGGTTGCTATAAATGGCGAAAAGGACATTGAGTATGGGTTACAACTTACGAAGATGTCTAAGGGCATTATAGAGCAATTCTGCATGAAACAAACAGGAGGAACTATATGGGATTTAGAGAAATATGCACAAGATCATAATACGCCATATGACCTGATAGACAAATATTATGAACTTCTAAAATTGGAAAGCTATTACAATTTTGAGAGCTTTATGTATTACATGGAGCGTAAACGTAATTGGAGTAAGCGGTTTTATTATCCAAGAAGAAAGACTTTGAAGGTTGTTGTAAATGACCTTGAAGATTTGGAAAACAGAAAGATCAAATTTTACGGCTTGTCAATGCCATCCCGTGTAGGAAAATCAACAATATGTATATTCTTCCTTGCTTGGGTTGCAATGCGTAGACCAAATAGCCACTCTGCAATGGGCGGACACTCTGGAATCCTTGCAAAAGGATTTTATAAGGAACTTATGAATTTGTTTTCGACAGAAGAATATGCATTTGATGAATTATTTTTCTTTTGGAATCCAGAATATGCAAATAAATCTCTTGTAACAGACAAAAGTGCGGATGAGTTTACTATTACATTAGGAGATCCAGATAGATTTGCAACAGTTACTTGCCGAGGCATTGATGGAACATGGACAGGTGCGGTCGATGTATCAAAAGACGGATATTTGTACGTAGATGACCTGGTAAGAGATCGTGAACATTCTCTTAGCCCTACTCGAATGGAAAATACGTATCAAGAATATCTGAATAAGATGGTTGACCGTAAAAATGACGGAGCAAGGGAATTGATGGTCGGTACATTATGGAATGTCCTTGATCCGTTGGAACGATTACGAAAATCTTATGACGGAAATCCAGAGTACAGATTTAGAAGAATACCGGCACTTGATGAAAACGACGAAAGCAATTTTGACTATGAAATAAATGGTTTTTCTACGGCATATTACAGGGATATGAGGGAAAAACTCGATAAGGCAGAGTGGGAAGCTAAATTTATGCAGCGACCATTTGTACGTGAGGGATTGCTTTTCCCTACGGACGAATTAAGATATTTTAATGGAATATTGCCGGATGGAGATTTTCGCCGTATTGGAGTTGTGGATGTTGCATGGGGCGGCGGAGATAGTCTATCAATGCCGATTGGTGCAGAATACGATAACGGAGATGTATATATTTATGATTGGGTATTCAATAAAGGGGCAAAAGAAGTTACATTGCCTTTGGTGGTAGGAAGAATCATTGGGAACGGAATAAGGCAAACACGATTTGAGGGAAATACAGGTGGAGAATTATACTGCCAATATGTTGATGAAAGGTTGCAGGATCAGAAATATAAATGTTCGTGTACAAGCAGGAAAGCGCCGAATAAAGTCGAAAAGCTATCAAAAATTATAGCGTATTCCGGAGACATCAAAAGGAAATTTATTTTCCTTGAATCAAAAAAGGTTACACAAGATCAGTTACAGAAAGATGCAGAATTAGGCGTTGTTCGATACCGAAGAAACGACGAATATCAAGCGGCTATGGACGAATTGACTATGTTTGTATCAATTGGAGAGAACAAACATGATGATGCTGCCGATGGACTTACACAGCTTGAAATGTTTATAGAAAATCCAAATAATCTTGCAACGGCAACAGCAACGGCAAATCCGTTTAGGACAGGAGGCTATTAAATGACAACAGCAAAATATTTATCGCAGATCAAAGAATTTGACATTAAGATTGACCGGAAGATTGCAGAAAAAAACAGGCTACGTGAAATTGCGACATCTACAGGTGGCACCGGTGATGGCGAACGAGTACAGACTTCTATTAAGCGTGACAAGTTGGGAGATACCGTTGCAAAGATTATTGATACAGAGAAAGAAATCGACCATATGATTGATGTTTACGTGTCTAAGAAGCAAGAAATTATTAAACAGATCGACCAAATGGAAGATATGGAACAGTATGAGATACTACATCTATACTTTGTGGACGGATATAATATTAAAGAATGCGCAAAATTTAAAGATTGCAGTACACGAAAAGTTGATTTGCTCAAATCAAAAGCGATGAAAACATTTGAAAAAATGTTTGGAAAATTGTACTATGCGTAAGTTTGCGCGTATTTGCGTTATTTTGCGTATGTTTGCATATTGTTTCGCTATCTAACATATAGTATAGTTAAACTGCAAATGTTGTCTAAAGACATTTCAATTTCTTTCACAGAAAAATCCTTGGAAAAGCATCGTGGAGCTATCACGGTGCTTTTTTAATGCAATTTTTTAGGAGCCTAGGATGAAAAGTAAAACAATTTACTGTCCGAGGTGCAAACGTAAAGTAGGCATCTATGATGGACGGTCAACATTCACAATGACATATAGTTGCCGGAAGTGCGGTAAAAGAGTTTCGTTCAATCCGGCATACAACGAGATAAAGATAAAAGACAGACCGCAAAGAGAAGTTTCAAGCGGAGTAACGATTATTTAGGTGTGGCAGAATGAATAACAGAATGTATCTACAAGACCTTGTTCAAGGTCGATACGGAAGAAAAATTGCATATACAAGCGTTGATAAGATAACCGCAGATAATGTTGTCAAAGTCATTGGGGAATGCATTGGAACATTTTACTACAACAAATCTGTTATCCGATATCTTTGGAATTATTACAAGGGAGATCAACCGATTCTGTATAGACAAAAGCTAACAAATGAAGATATCACAAACAGAATCGTGGAAAATCATGCCTACGAAATTGTTCAGTTCAAAGTAGGACAGACATACGGCGAGCCGATTCAATTCATTAGTCGAAAGGATGATGAAGCAATCAACAAGGCTGTGGATATGCTCAACGATTTTATGGCAGATGCAAACAAGCAAGAAAAAGACATCAAAGCTGGGGAGTGGCAATCCGCAACAGGAACGTCATTTAAGGCGGCAAGACCTAAAGCAAATTCAGATGTTCCATTTTTAATTGTGGCACCAACGCCGATGAATACTTTTTCAATATATAACGATAGCACAGAAGAACCGATGCTTTCCGTTCAGGAGTTGAAAGACGAAAACGGGAATTGGTATAAATTAGCATTTTCTGATACGACATCTTATAAGATTCAAGATGGGAAATTGATTGAGAGCAAACTTCACACATACGGCGGAATACCGATTGTTGAGTTTCCTAACAATCACGAAAGAATTTCCGATATCGAGCTTGTTATTGGTATGCTGGATGCAATAAACAATATGCAGTCCAATAGAATGGATGGCGTTGAACAATTTGTGCAGTATTGGATAAAATTCGTGAATTGCCAAATCGACGAGACAGAGTTCGAGAAAATGAAGAAAAGCCATGCTTTGACAGTAAAGTCAAACAATGGAGATAATAAATCCGACGTCGATATTATGACACAGGAATTGAACCAAACACAATGCCAAGTTGCAAAAGATGATATATGGGATAATACACTATCTATTTTGGCAATACCAAACAAACAAGGGAATACCGGCGGAGATACACAAGGAGCCGTAGAACTTCGTAATGGCTGGGACTTCTCTAAGACAAGAGCAAAACTGAAAGACCCTATTGTTAAATCGGCAGAAAAACGGCTTGCAAATGTCGTGTTAAATATCCTTAGAGTAAATGATAACGACCTGAAACTATCAACAAGAGATTTTGACGTGCAGATCAATCATAGTCCACAGGATAATATGTACACCAAGGCACAAACACTTACAGTATTGCTTCAAGCTGGCATACATCCGCTTATTGCGATAGCAACAGTTGGATTGTGGGGAGACGCGGAAAAGACATTTAACTTATCAAAGCCGTATCTCAAAAATCTGTATAAGACTATTGATGATGCAGAAACTCAAAAAGCAAAAGCACAAGAAATAGTAGATCAAATAAATAAGAAAGATAAAGCAATTACTGAAAATCGGTAGTTGCTTTTATTTTTATAAATTTTGCACCTATGCGGTAAATAGGAGAAACTCGGCAGGAGCGACCTGCGGTATCAAAAGCGTGAGTTTACGGAGGTAATTATGACAAGAGATGACGTATTGAAACTATTTCCGGATGCGACGGATGATCAGATTACTAATCTGTTAAATCAGAACAATTCAGAAGTTGCGACGGAGAAAAACAAGGCAAAGCAGTACAAGGCTAAGGCTGATACAGCAGACAGTTTACAGAAACAGCTTGATGAGATACAGGCTGGCAATCTGACGGAACTTGAAAAGGCAAATAAAGCCTTAGATACAGCTAATCAGCAGATAGCCGATTTACAGAAATCTAACGCTATCAGAGACCAGAGGGAAGCAGCTATGACTAATTTTAAGATTACTGCTGAACAGGCAAAGACAGTTGTTAAAGATGATGGAAGCCTTGATTACACCGAACTTGGCAAGATTATGTCCGAGAAAGAAACAGCTGCGGCACAGGCTAAGGAACAGGAGATTGCTAAGTATCAAGATGTTCCGGGCGGTGGAAGCAATAAAGACGGTGCAGACAATAAGACAAATGCTGAAAAGATAGCAGAAAGCCTTATATCTAATGCACCTAAAAACAATGACGTTTTATCACATTACATTCAGCAATAACAGGAGGTAAGAAATGGCAAAGGAAATGAATATGCAGTATGAAAAGACTTCATACGCAGGAGATGTTCAGATTTTAAAGAGAGAGCCTAACGAAGCAATCCCATTAACACTTGATTTTGACGGCGTAACAACTAAAAACGCACAGGGCAAGAAGATTGTCAAAGCAGGTACTCCAATCGGAGCAAATGGCAAGGCTGACAATACAGCTACAGTAGTGGGTATCTTAAGGTTTGATGTAACAGAGGACAGACCACAGGGCGTACTGCTTAAGAAAGCATACCTTAACACAAAGTTGGCAGAAGCACACTCTGGTGTTACATATGACGCAGCAGTTAAGACAGCTCTCCCAATGATTGTATTTGAATAATAGCAGGAGGTAAACAGATGTTAATTAATGAAGTATTAGATAGCAAGTCTATTGCATTATCAGCAACAGAAAACGCTAGTAACCAGATACCTTATCTTGGTTTACAGTGGTTTCCAGAAAGAAAGAAACAGGGGCTTGATTTAGGCTGGATTAAGACACATAAAGGACTTCCCGTTTCTCTTGCACCATCTAACTTTGATACAATCCCAACTCTTAGAGCCAGAGAGGGACTAAGCAAGGAAAAAACACAGATGGCATTTTTCCGTGAGGGAATGACAGTGGGCGAAGAAGAAATGCTTGAAATTGAGCGTATTCAGTCAGCAGATGACCCTTACCTTGCGAGTGCTTTATCAAGCGTATATGACGATACTAACAATCTTGTAAGCGGTGCGGAAGTTGTTCCAGAACGCATGAGAATGTCACTTCTTGCTACAAATGCAGGGCATCCAGTAATCGCCATTATAAGCGATGGTGTTCAGTATTCTTACGATTATGACAAGGATGGCTCATACGCAAAAGACCATTACGCAAAGTTATCCGGAACAAGTATGTGGAGCGATACAGCTAATTCAAAGCCACTTACAGACCTTAACAACGCAAGAAAGAAGTTACAGAAGCAGGGCAAGATTGCTAGATACGCACTTATGAACAGTAACACATTTCAATATCTGCTTGACAATGCACAGATAAGAAACTCAATTCTTGCACAGAACCTTACAGCAACTATTGAGGTTGATGATGATACTGTTGTTTCAGTGGTACAAAAGAGAACAAAGCTCACTATTGTGCTTTACGATAAAATGTACATTGATGATGATGGCAAGGAACAGTACTTCTACCCGGACAACAAGGTTACACTTCTTCCAGAGGGCAGTCTTGGCAATACTTGGTTTGGAACCACACCGGAAGAAAGAACCGCTAGACAGGTTGCGGATGTCGATGTTATGCAGTATGGAACAGGTATTACTGTTGCAACAAAGGTTGAGTATGGACCACCAATGAAGATGTCTACGTTTGCATCAGAGGTTGTCCTTCCATCTTACGAAAACATGGACAGCACTTTCGTTTACGAGGTTCATTCGGAAGAGTAGGAGGGCGCCATGAAGTATCCGTATATTGTTATTAAGGATGGCGTTTGGTATAAGGCTGGTGACGAGGTGCCGGAAGATAGCAAAAATCCGGCACCGCCTAATTATATGGCACCACTAACGTCAAACTATACAAAGACAGAGATCAACCGTATGTCTACTTCTGATCTGCAAGGTTTGGCTAAGATGTACGGAATTGACAACTCGGAAGAGATCAGCGGTTCAGAATTAAAGAAGATTCTGATCTCAAAATTCGGATTGTAGGAGATAAGAAATGACAACATTAGAGCAAGTCAAAATCAGATTGAAACAATTTCATATGGATAAGGACGAAGCCGGAAAAGATGTTGTTGTTTACGATTCCCCAGAAGAAAATCCGATTTTAGAACAGCTTATAGCACAAGCGGAACAGGACATAATCGGCAAACGTGCTTACCCTAGCAGTTATACAGAAGATATGATTGCAGACGATTTGAATAAATTTCAAAGCGTTATCGTCAATCTTACTGTTTACGATCATTCGCAAGCCGGAGAAGAATTTATGTCTACTTACAGTGAGAATGGCGTAAGTCGTAATTGGAAGAGTAGGGAAGATTTGTTTGTCGGAGTATATCCGTTTGTGTCAGCGTTATAAAGAAGATTGTGCGTTATCATGTTTGCGGTGCAAATGTGGTAGCAGGCGGTGTGCATCAAGGGTGGTGGGCGGCACACCAACTAAAATAGAAAGGCGGTATATGATTGATGACTATTGAGATATCAACAGCAATCATTATAAGCGTGTTATCACTTGGTTTTTCCGTCTTTATGGGATTGAAGAACAACAAAAGAACAGATGCTAAAGATATTGAGGAACGTGTAAAAGAAAACACGAGAATCAATATGAAGTTAGATGCCATTTCTAACAATACAACAGACATAAAAAATGAAGTGTCCGAAATGCGAAAAGAAATCAATTCGCACGACAGCCGTATTGTTAAAGTGGAAGAAAGCGTTAAATCTTTTCATCATCGTTTAGATGGCATTGAAGAGCGTTTGAATATGGAAAGGAGTAATTGATATGCAGGAATTATTAAGCAACGCAACAATCTTACTTGCGGTGGTTGGATGCTTGGCGTTTACTGTGTCTGTAATTACACAGGTTATTAAAGGCATTTTCAAGAATGTTCCGACGGACTTGGTTGTATTTGTGCTTTCAATCGCTCTTACTGTAACAGCGTTCATCGCTTATATGCAGTATATCAAAGCTGAAATGCTATGGTATATGATCGTTGCATCCGTAATTGCCGGATTTATTGTGGCGTTTGTCTCCATGTTCGGATGGGAGAAGCTATCCGATCTATGGAAGCGTTTTGGCAAGGATGTGAAGTAAATGTCATTAGATATTAACAAGCAAAAGATGAAGTATTCTCTTAGCCTTGGATTGCAACCGCAGTACAGACGCGATGATGATGGGAATATCATTTATACCGGGTATACGGATGATGATGGCACATTTATTCCATATTTGGATGAAGATGGCAATAAGATACCAGAAGTAACAGGAGAACCGATTGAAACATATACGGAGCCTGTTATTTTTTATTCATCTATAAGCAATAAGTTAAGCGAAGCAACCGCAAAGGAATTTGGTATTGATGATTCAACCAACTATGCACAACTTGTTACAGACAAAAACGCATTTCCGCTTGTAGAAGGTGCGCTGATATGGAAGCGGTCGGAAGTTGGATATAAGGACAATGAAAAGACAATCATTGATTCAACGTCAGCAGATTACATCGTCAAAGGTGTGGCAGATGAAGGATTGACAGTTGACCTTTATTTGCTCCGTAAGAATGTGAAGAACGCAGAATAGGTGATGGAATGGCACGTAAAAAGACAATCAGTATGAATTGTCTGTCTCAATCAAGCATTCAAAACGCGATAAAACAGCTTAGAGACTACCAAAATAGTTTGGCGTATAAATGTCAGATGGTGGCTCAAAAGTTAGCTGAAAAAGGCGTAGAGATTGCGAGAGTACAGATTGCAGACCTTGATGCGATATTTAATCAAGATTTGATTAAAAGCATTCACTCTGAATATGTTGGAAGTGTCAAGGGTGGCGGTGTATGGGCGGTTGTGGCTGGTACAGATCATGCGTTGATGGTTGAGTTCGGAACCGGAATTGTTGGTCAAGAGCATCCTTATCCGGGAGAATTTCCGGATGGAGTAACGTGGGATTATGCGAGTGGTAAGACAATTAGACAGGCTATGCAAGACATATCTATAAATGGAGATACATTTGTTAAGGCTGGCGAATATTATTGGACTTACATCGGAGATGATGGAAAATTGCATATCACAAAGGGTATGCCAAGCAGACCTTTTATGTATTATACATCTCTTCAACTCATGAAGTTAGTTGAGAAAACTGTAAAAGAGGTATTCAAGAATGGTTGATAACACTTGGGCGTATGAAAATGAAACAAAGGTTTTGGGTATTCTTAATTCATATGCCATTCCAAAGCTGAGAAAAAAATTCCCAAATATGAAATGGCAACAAGGGGTTACAATTACAAACCTTGAAAGCAGATTATCGAAACCAACATTTCCGACAATTTACGTTCACGAATTGCCCGGAACAGAGCAAGGACTGACGTTGAACGGTCAGAATATCAACGGAGTTTTAACCACGTTTGAGGTTCAGACATTTACAAATACGTCACAATACGATGCAAAGCTTATGCTTGTAATAGTTGCAGACGTATTTAAGGAAATGAGATTTGAGATTACATCAATGCCGGAATTTAAGTCTGACGGAACAGTATATAGGAGCGTTGCGAGATTCGGAAGAATACTTGGAGCAAATGATAGATTGATGGGAAAATAATTTAAGGGCCTGTTTTGGGTTCTTTTTTTATGCATATTTTTAAGGAGGTATAAACATGGCAGCAGCAGGTATTTCAACACTTGGAATTACATTCGGCTATGGCTCAGAGGCAACCGCTGGAACAAAGCCAACGTCATTTAAGCAGTTGACACGTATCAACGCAATAGGCGGTATTAATATTGAGCCGGAACAAATTGATGCATCTGCATTGGAAGATTTCATAACCAGATATGTTAAAGGACGTGCAGATACAGGCGGTTCATTCCCTGTAACAGTAAACTTTACAGCAGAGACAATCGAAGAGTGGCAGGCTCTTATCACAGAGTACAAGGCATTGTCTGTTGGAAAGAGAATGTGGTTCGAGACAATCATTCCGGGAATCGAGAAGTCATTCTTTGTTGTAGCACAGCCACCAGAGCAGATTCCACAGCCGGAAATCGGGCAGAACGAATTACTCACAATCGAGATGAATCTTACGATTGAAGAGTACAAGGGAATGGATACATCCGTGGCATTTACACCGGGGGAATAGTTAGTCACTCATTGGATTCACATACCGCAGTAGTGAGTGACGAAGAATCGAATGCGGTAAACAGCTATTCATCGTATGTTGATGAATAATGACATTGCACAGAAAGGGCGGACTTCGGTCTGCCCCTTTCCTATGTGAAAGACATAGGAGGAAAGGTAAAGGTATTTAATTATGAAAACAATTACAGTTGATGGAAAAGAATATAAGTTAGAGTTTGATTTTGCGGCCGCAGAAGTTGGAGAACTTGTTCAGAAGATATTTGAAATGAAGTCTGGACTGTATATTGCAAGATCGGCACAAGCCGGCAACAACGTAGGAGTGGCAATTCTTGATGGAACAGGGGAAATGCTTGCTACAATTCCAAAAATTTGTATTCTTGCTATTTATGCCGGATGCTTGGAGAATAACCCAGTTTCTATGGACGAAGCAAAAACTCTATTAAAAAAATATATGAAGCAAGAAAAGAAATCTTTCAAGGATGTATATAATGAGATAATTCATCCGTGTATGGAAGATGATGGTTTTTTTATGACGAGCGGAATCGACAAAGCGGTGGATTCCATGAATCAGGCAATGGAGCAGGAAGAGAATGCGGAACAGGAACAGGCACCGAAGGTAGCACCACAAGACCACAAGAAGAGTTCAAAAGCGTCCACGAAGTAATATGGAAGGGTTTCTTCCCATCTGCATATTCTATGGGAATTTCGTATGAGGAATTTAAGCATATGAATCCTAGGAAATTGGAATATGTACGTGACGGATATAAGCAAAAAATCAAACAGATAGATGCTCTAAATTGGATGAATGGTCAGTATACTATGTCTGCGGTTGCGGTTGCTATTGAAGCAAACTTTGCAAAGAATCCAAAAGGAAAGTATATGAAAAAACCTGTTATCTTGGCTATGGAAACGCAAGAAGAAGATTTGCAAAAGCAACGTGAAGCATTTTTGGCTGGACTTCTTGCTATGCAGGCAAATTATGAATTAGAGCATCCAAAAGTTGAGAAGAATACAGACGGTACAACATGAGTTTGTACCGTCTTTTTTACTATGTGACAGAATGACAGAAAGTTGGTGGAATCGTGGCGACAGAAATTGATAGCCTTCAAATTAAAATCGGTGCGGAAGCGCAAAAGGCAAATAATGAAATCGACAAACTCATAAATAAATTGGGTGTTCTGTCAAAGTCTCTTGGTGGCGTAGACACAAAAGGCCTACAAAAGCTGGCTAGTGGCGTGAATATACTTAGTGGCGCAATGCAGAACTTCCAAGGCGTGAAACTGTCCGATTTTACGAGAATTGCCAAGGGTATACAAAAGTTTGAAGCGGTGAATGGAACAAAGCTATCGCAGTTATCAAGCACGTTGACACCGCTCGCAAGTGGAATTGCAACGCTTAGCGGTTTAAATTTTGACAACAAAGGACTTGTGAATTTTATAAATTCAATTACAAGGTTGTCAAATTCTGACATTTCTAGCTTAAAAACAACTTCGTTTCTGAAGCTTGCAGCGAACATAAGAATATTGTCGTCCGTATTAAGCGGCGCGAGTTCTGTATCGTCAAACACTATTCAATTAGTAAATGCCATATCTCGATTGGCAAATGCTGGCGACAAAGTACAGGTGTCTGGCTCTGCATTACCGACATTCGGTAAGAATTTAACCAAACTTATAAATTCATTATCAAGAGCCGGTATAGTTTCTGCAGAAACAATTCAATTTGCATCTGCTATTGGACTTTTGGCTAGTGCCGGAGAAAAAACTGCACAGACCGCCGCAAACCTTGATGCGCTTGCGGAAGCATTGAAGCGGTTTATGCAAACAATGTCAACCGCACCGACAGTAAATGCGAATATTATTCAAATGACACAGGCAATCGGACAGCTTGCGTCAAATGGCAATCGTGTCGGCGGTGTGACACGCGGACTTACATCGTCTTTGAATAGCTGGGGAAATTCCGCAAGAAAAGCATCAAAGCATTCATTCAACCTTGCATCTGCAATCGGCAAGGTATATGCAACGTATTGGATGTTATTCAGAGCGTTAGGAGTATTCCGTAAAGCAATAGATATTTCGGGTTCACTCACTGAGGTCGAAAATGTCGTAAGTCACAGTTTTGGACCGTCTATGGACAAAGTCGAAGAACAAGCTAAGAATGCGATTTATACGCTTGGAATGTCTGAATTGTCGTTCAAAAAATATGCATCAACATATCAATCAATGGGTCTTGCTATGGGTATTACCGCAAAACAGGTCGGAGATGCGAACAACTTCCTTGCAAAATCCACAGATGGCTATGTACAAGCATCCGATGATATGGCAGATGTGTCTTTGAATCTGACTAAGTTGGCTGGTGATATTGCATCATTTTACGATAAAGACCAAGTGGAAGTAGCGGAAGATTTACAGTCCGTGTACACCGGGATGGTATTGCCGTTGCGCAAGTATGGCTTAAGCCTCGATCAGAATAGCCTAAAGCAATGGGCGATGAATAATGGCATGAATGCAAATATTGATTCGATGTCGCAAGCCGAAAAGACAATGCTTCGCTATCAGTACGTTATGTCGCAAACCACTATGGCACAAGGCGATTTTGCAAGAACCGCTGATACATGGAACAACCAAGTGCGATTACTTGGTGAGAATTTCACGCGACTTGGAGCTATATGGGGTAATGCTGGCATCAACATGCTTAAACCGCTTCTTCAAGCACTTAACAAGGGCTTGGATGCAGTTATCAATTTTTCGGAAAATATTGTTAATGCTTTAGGTGCGATATTCGGATGGAAATTGGAAATCCAACGTGGCGCACTTGCGGATGATTTCGAGAATGCGGCAACAGGCGCGGACGATCTTGCATCCGGCACAGGAAAAGCGGCTGATAATGCTAAGAAGTTAAAGCAACAGTTACAGGGATTCGATGAATTAAATGTCTTAAATACACCTAACGATGGTTCCGGCGGTAATGGTGGCTCTGGTGGTGGTGGCGGTGCATCTTCCGGTGGTTCAAGCGGTGGAATGAAGTTTAATGTCACAGAGACAGACGGACTTTACAAGAGTGCCATTTCTAACCTTAGAGGACTCGGAGAATACATCGGAATAAATCTGACGAAAGAACTTGAAAGCATTGATTGGGATAGTGCTTACAAGGGTGCGGAGAATTTCGGTAAAGGATTGGCGGACTTTTTAACAGGCCTTATATCTCCACAACTTTTCTATGCAACAGGAAAAACTATTGCAAATTCATTAAATACTGCAATTACTGCATCGCTTAGTTTTACAGACAACTTTGATTTTGACGATCTTGGGTTGTCCATTGCGTATGGAATAAACGGATTTTTCCAAAACTTTGATTTTAAGAAGTTTGCAAAGGCTATCAATGGTTGGGTAGATGGAATCGAAGATACAATATTTACTGCCTTAAAAAATATATCATGGTCGGATGTATTAAAAGGTGGTGTTGATTTCCTTACCGAATTAGACCTTGATACGGTTGTAATTGCCATCGGTGCTTTTAAATGGATGCATGGCGGTAAAGAGATTGCCACAGGCGTGTTAAAGAATTTGCTTGCAAAGGAAATATCAACAGGAATTGGCGATAAAACCATTCCTCTTAGCAAAGCAATTTCTATCTCAATTACAACAGCGGTAATTGGATTTAAGGTTGGAAATTGGCTGTACGAAAATACACCGTTCAGTAAGTTTGCAGATTTAGTTGCAAAGTGGCTTGTAGACAAAGAGGGGAATGTAAACATTGCAAAGGCTATTAGCCTTACGATTGCTTCTCTTGGCGTTGTGATTACGGCTGTGCAACTAACATCGGCTGCAAAAAACGCAATCACAAATGCAATAGTTACTCATTTTGCATCTTCTTCCGTAGGAAATGCGGCAGGAGGAGGTTTGCTTAGTGGAATGGCGGCTTACTTTAAGACAAGCGCCGCAACCGCTTCTTTGGGACAAATAGGGATTGCCATTGCTGCAGGTCTTGGACTTGGAGAATTGATCGGAAAACAAGTAAATACAGGTCTTGCATCTCTTGCAGAATCACAGGGAGACAGCGAATTGGCATCGTATTATAGAGAATACGATACGCCATTCAAAGCTATCAAAGGATTGGTAGAAACAATCAAAGAAGGACATACTAGCATAGGAGAACAGGTAGCAGAACAAATAAGCAACATAAAAATTATGGAGCAAAAAATATCAGATCTGCCACCGCAGGTACAAAAAGTATGGAAATCCGTTGCAATGGGTGAAAAACCATTAAAAAGCATAGGAAAAACAGGAAGATCTTCTTTTGGTGTGCTTAGTGAAGCAATCGAAAATGCTTCATGGAAAATGACTGAAAAATTCAGCGGATTTTTAAAATTGATTCCTGGATATGTGGAACAAACGGGGAAAGATGTCGATGGAAAGACTAAAAACGGATTAGCCAATGTTGGAGCTTCTGTTGCAAATGGGAAAAATCAAATAACGTCGCTTGTTAAGCAGACTAAAAATAGTGTAGTTTCCGATTACAATAACATGAACAACAGCGCATCTAACAGTGTCAAAAATATGTCACAGAATACGAAATCAAGCGTACAAGGAATGGCTGGGTCGGTTGTAACAAGTATTCAAGGAATGGCAGGAAATTCTACAAACAATTTTTCTGTTATGACTAAAAATGCTACAAGCTCAGCTAATGGTATGTCGTTGTCTGTGATTAATGCTTTAACAGGAATGAAGAACAGTTCTGGCACAACTCTTGGCGGTATGGCAGCGGATATGGTACATAAATTTGCCAAGATGAAAGTAGATTCATCAAGCGGTGGTAAGAATGTTACTAACGCATTTGTTGGCGCTTTAGGCGGACTTCGTGGCGGAGCAAATAATCAATGGGGCGGTGTTGAATCCGATACAAGAAAACATACAAAGAATACGAGCGGAATAATTCAACGTGAGAATTGGAATCCAATCGGAGCGAACCTTGTCAACGGACTTAGAATCGGCTTAACAAACAAATGGAATAGCACAGGCCCAGCCGGACTTGTCGGAGGTATCGTGTCTCTTGCAAGAGGATTGACATCTGCATTAAAACGTGCGTTTGGTATTCATTCTCCGTCTCGATTATGGAATAAAGAAATCGGTCAATTCTTGCCACCCGGCATCGGTTTAGGTATGGAAAGTGCCATGCCTAAGTTGTTAAACGATGCAAGCGGAATGGCTACGGATTTGACATCTGCGTTCAACACATCATTGCAGTTTACAGACCCATTGCAAGACTTGGCTGATATGTCAGCGGACATTGCATCTTCAATCAATACAGATGTGGCAACAAGCACGTCGACAGTTATTGATACCGGTCGGATGTCAACAGACATTGCAAGCGGAATTGTAGATGGAATGTCAATGTCACAGGCAGATCAGAACCGGTTATTGCGTGAGCAGAATGACTTGCTTAGACAACTTCTTGCAAAAGATACAGGAATATCATCAAATGATATATTCGAGAGCGTTAAGAGGTCGAACCGGCAAGCGTACAACCGGACAGGTACAAATCCATTGTTATATTAAGAATTTATAGGGTAGGCACGTAAATGTGTCTGCCCTTTTTATGTGAGGTGGTTAGATGGCATATAAAGGCTATTTAATTAAGATTGGCAATTACATATTTCCGCTTTCGATGATTAAGGCAGAAAGCTACAAGGCAACGAATTACGGACAAGACTTGGATTCAACACGTGATGTAAATGGAATTTTACATAGAACGGCTTTGGAAAATACTGCACCGAAAGTTGAATTTGAGACACGAAATATGCTTGATAATACGCAGGTGTCAAGCATTTTTGCAAATATTCAAGCCAACTATACAAATGCAGTTGAGAAAAAAGCAAGTGTTGAAGTTTATGTGCCTGAATTGGATAAGTATGTGACAAGTGATATGTACATGGCTGATTTTGAACCAACTATGTACTTTGCTGATGAAAAGGAAATCAAGTATCTATCAACAAGAATGGCATGGATTTCTTATGGAGTAAAAACAGTATGATTAAGATTTCGGAAGATATTAAAAAATTATATATCAAAGATGGAACGCCAATCGAATTAGAAGTGAAATTTAAGGATAATGCATTTCCAACGATTAAAGGTTCGGACGTGCTTTCAGAGCAAATGACATTGCACGAATCAATTTGTGAAGAAGAACAGTTGAAATGTGGCGGTTGTAATGCATCCAGCTTTGAATTGACAGTATTCAATTTGAATAGCGGAATTAAAGGATATGAAATCGAGCCGGTACTTATCACCAAAAAAACAGAGATTCCGTTGGGCGTGTTCTACGTGGAAACGATTGAGAAATATGCTGGCAAAGACTATAAGAAACTGACCGCATACGATAAAATGCGGTATTTCGATGTTGATGTTAAAGATTGGTATGACAGCCTTACATTTCCTATCAGCGTTAAGAATTTTAGGGATAGCCTTTGCAATTATGTCGAAGTGGAGCAGAACGATGTCACGCTGATTGCAGATAATGTAATGCTTACCAAAGAGCTTGATTCGTCAAACGGAATCAACGGACTTTCTCTGATGAAACAGATATGTGAAATTAGCGGTGTGTTTGGTCGGATGGATAGATATGGCAAGCTTGATTATTTGTCACTTGAATCTTCTATGTTGTTGCCGGCTGATGATTTATTCCCGGCAAACGACTTATACCCATCTGCCGGAAGTGGAGATAGTGAAAATTCATTCAATATTTCTACGTCACTTATGTATGAGCATCCGTTGGTTGAAGATTTCTTTACTTCAAATATTGATGGTGTAATAATCGTTGATTCAGAGGGCGCACAGGTATTGACAGAGTACAATCAAAATCCTTATTACGTGCAAGATAACTTCGTGATTATGGGGCAGACACACGAGACGATTATGGCACTTGCAAATGCGCTGTTGAGTAAGATATCAAGCATATCATACAGGCCGATCAATTCGTCAAAGATAAAGGGACAACCATACGTAGAGTGTGGCGATTTTATCAGCGGAGAAGTTAACGGATATGGATTTGAAGCATATGTGTTTCAACGTGATTTAACCGGAATTAAGGCACTTCGAGATGCTTATCTATGCAAAGGTAAAGAAATGCTTGAAAACGATATGAACGGTGTAACCGCACAACTTCAACGTCTGAATAAAACGACAGAGAGAGTTAAGACCTCTGTGCAAGTGACAGAAAAGGGGTTGGAATCGGAAGTTAAGCGCGCAACGGACGCAGAAAGCGAACTGTCTACAAGAATTGAACAAACTGAACAGCAAATTGTCTTACGCGTGGATTCTGCAACAGGCAAAATTGTTCAAGTATCGCTTATCGGAGATACAGGAAGCGGAACAGAATTTAAGGTTGACGCAGATAATATAAATCTGTCTGCAAGTGATGTAATCAATCTTCTGTCCGGAGGAACAATCAATCTTACAGGTAAGAATATTGCAATAACTTCTGATAATTTCAGCGTTACAAAAGAAGGAAAAATGACTTGCAATGACGCAAACATCGAAGGCGACATCAATGCAAAAACATTTAAGAGTGAATTTTATTACAATGGACAAAAGTATTCAGAAATGAGATTGTCAGCAGAAGGATATGAAGATAATGTCGGTTATTTAATTATGCAGGAGTTAATATCTATTCTTGGAGCAAAATTAAGGCACACGATAATTACACCGACGAGCGTTGGAGTATATGAAGATGGATACCCAAAAACCGGAGATTATGCTAAAGTGGAAACGGCTGGTTTCTTTACGAACGGAACTGCATATTTGGGATCTTCGCCGGTTATTTCCTCAGACAAAAGCATCAAGATAAATATTCAGTCACTAGACACACACAAATCTAGTGACTTTATTTATGCCTTGAATCCTGTTGAATACAAGTATAAAGATGGCACATCCGATCGCTTGCATCATGGATTTATCGCACAGGAGCTTCACGATTCTATGCAGAGCGATTGGGGAGTTTACTGTGATGCAAATATTGACACAGGGGAAAATGGTGGTAAGGCAATTCGATATGAGGAATTGATTGCTGATCTTGTAGCAACAGTGCAATCGCAGAACGAGAGAATTTCAGAGTTAGAGAAGAAGTTGGGAGGTAGATAGCAATGTCACAAGGATGGAGTAAGATATTCAATAGAATAAATTGGTTGAATCGACCAAGCACAAACACACCATTGAACGCAACAAACCTCAATGCTGGCGATAGTGCGATTGATAAATTGGACGATCGTATCATTACGCTTGACACCGTTAAGGCAGATATGCAAGTCGTAAATGGCATGGTTTCAGACGTGTCATTAAATAGCAATACAGGCGTTATTACTGTAACGTACAAGAACGGTTCACATGTAGATTATGATACAAACCTAGAAAAAATTGCTGTGAATTTTTCGTACGATTATGTAAATCAGAGACTTGTTCTTACGTTATCAGATGGTTCTAAACAATATGTAGATATGTCTGCGCTTATTACACAATACGAGTTCGAGGATTCTGCGACAATCGCATTTTCGATTAACGATAAAACAGGAGCCATTTCTGCATTTATTAAGAATGGTTCAATTACTGATGCGATGCTTGAAACGGGTTATCTTGCTAAGATTACAGAACAATCAGCCAAAGCGACAAACATGGCAAATTCAGCAACGACAAGTAGCAATTCTGCATACGACAATGCAAAGTTGTCACAATCATACGCTATCGGCGGTTCAGGTGTTCGTGATGGCGAAAATACAGACAACGCAAAGTATTACAGTGAACAGGCAAGCAAGAGTGCGATCGCATCTGCTAATTCTGCGAGTACGGCAAGCACAAAGGCAAGTGAAGCCGCTACAAGTGCATCATCAGCAAGTGCATCTGCAACCAAATCTGCAACGTCAGAGAGTAATGCAAGCAAGAGCGCATCGTCTGCCGCCACAAGTATGTCAACGGCAAACACCAAAGCGAGTGAAGCCGCCAAAAGTGCGACATCGGCAGGCAATAGCGCTTCCACAGCCACATCTAAAGCGGCGGCGGCATCCACAAGTGCATCCAATGCCGCTACTTCCGAAGCCAACGCAAAGAAGTATTATGAACAGGCAAAAGCCATCTCTGAATCGTTCAGCGGAGCATTGCGACCAATGGGAACTGTAACGTTCGCAAATCTTCCGTCTGTATTATCTGCAAGTGCCGGAGATATGTATAACATCTCCGACGAGTTTGTAACAACATCTGATTTTGTTGAGGGAATTGGGCATACAGAGCCAGCCGGAAGCAATGTTTATAAGACAGAATCGGGTAAATGGGATGTCTTAGCCGGAAGTCCTGTAACAGGTGTAAAAGGAGAGAAAGATAAAGTTTTTGGGCGTGGAAATGTAAATATTACATGTGCAAGCATAGGAGCGTTGCCTGCCGACGGAGATAGCCAAAGCAACACTGTCACATTTACATCTAATGATTCTTTGACAGGAGATTCCACACCACCGGAACTATTGGCGAGTGAAGAAACTCACGCTTCGATTTTTAGCAAAGTGTCTACTATCTTCAAAAATGTAAGATGGCTTCTGTCTAAGATGGGAACAACGGATATATCAACGCTTGGAGATGGAACTGTGACAGGTGCGCTATCTACGCTAAACTCGAATAAACAAGATTCCGATACCGCAATAACGACAAGTAATATCGGTTCGCAGACTGTGTATCAAGCAACACATATAGGTAATTGTGAAGTACAAAATGTAGCAAGTGGAAATAAAAATTATTATTTAGGTGCTGATGGTGGAACAAATCCTATACAATGGATTCCTAGAAATAGTATGGCTGTAGGATATGCTAATAATGCAGGTGCAGTAAATGGTTATGCAATTAATTATATTGAAGGAAAAGGTACTCTTGGATCATCTGCATATGTAGCTAAAGGAGACGCATATTATATAAGATTTGGTAATGTCGTTATTTTATATTGTTATGATTTAATAATAACTCCTGGAACTAATAATAATTCAGTAATAGTTAGTAACCTTCCAGCATCTGCAAAATATTTTGGAGTTCAAAGAACTAATTCAGGTAATCAAACACTTAGATTTGGTATGGACAGAGATGGAAAAGAACTAAAAGTATGGTGGGATTCCTTTTCTACTGTGGATGGTACTAATAGTAAACCTTGGTCTTTTGAAATTGTTTATCTTTGTAAATAAAAAATATTCAGAAGGTACGCTTGAGCAATATGCGCTTGCTATAGATATGCTTTTAGCTGATATAGGGAAGCGGCTGCCGGATATCAAGACAAATGACATCAGATATCACCTTGCGATGTATCAGACAACTAGGAATGTCGAAAAAGCAACAGTCGATAACCGCCGGAGGAATCTATCAGCGTTCTTTTCGTGGCTAACTAAGGAAGAGTATATAGAAAAGAACCCTATGCTACGAATTGGAAAGATAAAAAGCACAATGGCTGTGCGGAAGTCGTTCTCTGATGGCGAGATCGAAATGCTTAAAAACGCATCAATCAAAACAAGGAATCCGAAACGCGATAGAGCGTTAATCGAATTTTTACTTTCGACGGGTTGAGAGTTAGTGAGGTTGTAAATTTGAACATATCCGACGTGGATTTTATGCGTGAGGTTTATATAGATTTTTAGCTCTACCAAATTTGGTGGGCTTTTGTAGTTGTTATTTTTTTATTTTAAGGAGGAATAATATATGAGTAATTCAAATTTAGTTAATTATACAAAAATTAGTCCTTATAAAACGACAGGTAGAAATCATGCAATTGATACAATTACGATTCATTGCATGGCTGGCAATTTATCTGTTGAAACTTGTGGTAACGTATTTCAGACAGCAAAAGCAAGTGCTAACTACGGCATTGATTCTGATGGTCGAGTCGGCATGTATGTAGAAGAGAAAGATCGCTCATGGGCATCTAGTAGTTCATCTAACGATAATCGTGCAGTTACTATTGAGGTAGCCAATGATGGTGGCGCAAGTACAGGTTGGCATGTATCTGCTAAAGCATACAAGTCTTTAATTGCATTATTGGTAGATATATGCAAGCGTAACGGAATTAAAGAGTTAAAATGGAAAGGTGATAAGTCTTTAATTGGTCAAGTTGATAAACAGAATATGACCGTTCATAGATGGTTCGCCAATAAAGCTTGTCCAGGTGATTATTTATATAATCTTCATGGACAGATTGCAAAGGAGGTAAATTCTCAGTTGATAACTATTAAATATCGTGTTCACCAACAGACTTATGGTTGGTCAGAATGGAAAACTGAAGGTCAGCAGGCAGGAACAACAGGACAGGCTAAAAGAATTGAAGCTATTCAAATTGATCCATGTGGAAAGAAGATATCAGTTAAAGCACATATTCAGGGTATCGGTTGGAAAGATTACGGAGTCATTAATAAAAACACTGTAATTGGTACAACAGGACAAGGAAAACGAATTGAAGCTATCGAAATTCATGGAGCTAAAGTATGCTGCCATATGCAGACAATCGGCTGGGCGAGCGATTATATGAATCTGCAAGGTACACTTGGCTGTCAGAAACGGATTGAAGCCATCAAGATTAAGAAAGAATAACGTCTAACTTTGACGAACGATTTTGATGGAAATATTACTAAATAAATGATATGATAAAGCTACCTCGAAAGAGGTTAGGAATCCCCCAAAATTCCGGTATTGGTGGTGGGTGTGTTACCCCATTTACACATCCACCGCTTTTTAATTCTCCCCTTAAATATTGACACAAAAGAACGTATGTTCTATAATAAACATATGGATTTGCGAAATTATGTGTTAGGGGGTTACGACGTGGAAGAGAAGAGGAAGAAGTTGTGCGACATGATCGCGCGCATTACAAATGAGAAATTGATGGACTACTTGATTAGGTTTATTGAGTTAGCCATCAAAGAGTGGAACTGAGAAAAGGCAGAGAAAAAATCTCTGCCTTTATTTTTATATTATTCTATACAAGCCAAAAATCATTAAAATTATTAAAATTATAAACAATACAACCGAAAACCAAGAGCAAGCGTGAATGTGATTATCATATTTTTTAGATTGTCCGATTGCCAAATCTATCACAGAAATAATAAATCCTACAATAATCAAAAATCCAAAAGTGAAAAAACCAACAAGACTGATTATTCCAGATAATGCGCTCAATGGGCTTTCAGTTTTCTTTTTTTGTTTTGTATCAATTTGAATATTTCTTTGAGGTTGAAACTGTAATCCGCAATAAATGCAGAAAGCAGATCCATAAGGAATATATTGATTGCACCTAGGACATATCATATAATTATTAGATTGCTGATTATCCATATAAAATCCCCCTTTATCATTTATTCATGCTGCGCATTATTTGCATAATAGCCTTTTGATCTGCTTCTGAAAGTGAAGAGTATAATTTGATTAGTTCAAAATGTTCGTCCGCCATTGACAAAGATGGTACTTCCGACTTCTTTCCCATCATATAATCTGTCGTAACGCCGAAATATTTTGCAATTTTCTCAATTTTATCCATCTTAGGCGTAGACTTTCCTTTTTTCCAATCCGAAAACGTCATATTAGATATTCCTGTAGCTCTTGCAACATCTGCACTTTTTACTCCATTCATGTCTAGTAATTTTTGGTATATTTCGTACATTTTACGCGCACCTCCAAAATATTAAGGAAATCTTTAATTTTCTATTGACAATTAAAGAAAACCATAATATACTAGACCTAGATTAAGGAAATCCTTAAAACCTAGGCTGTTTTGTTATATTGTTATTCGACGATTTCATTATAACGGATTTCCTTAATAATTGCAATGAATTTTTAAGGAAAGGAGAAGTTTTATGTCGAAAATCAGAAAATATGGTCAATCATATTCAAAATTCGAGAAGAAATTATCTGAAAAAGGAATTACCCCTTACAGAGTAGCAACAGATCTTAATATTTCGCCAATGCTTTTATCAGATTGGAAAAATGATAAAAGCAAGCCAAAGTTAGACACAATGATTTTAATTGCGAATTATTTGTCTATGCCGGTTACAGATTTTTCAGATTTAGAAAGCGAGGTGGAATAATGAGAAAAATCGAAGCAATTAAAGAAGTAACCGTGGATGAAGCAAACAAGTTGCTTGATGATGGGTGGACATATCTCAACATGAACACATCCACCACACCAACAATCTACATTATGGCAAAGGTTATTGAAACCGAGCAAGGGTAAATTCCGTGCCGGATTCTTTTTCGAATGGGTCCGAATAACTGCACACATTTATTAGTTTCCAACCATCTTTTATCAAATTGTTGCAGGTTTCTTCCACTCGAACAAGCCTTACCTCTGTAACTTTTGTTAAATCAATATCCATGGCAACACCTCCCTTCGTTTTATAAGGAGAGTATAACACAGAAAGGAGTAGAAATGAACGAATTACAGATTTTTAACAACGAAGAATTTGGAGAAATTCGAACAGTAGTAGCGAATAATGAACCTATGTTTTGCCTGTCTGATGTGTGCAAAGCATTAGAAATATCTAATGTAGGAAATGTTAAGCAGAGGTTATCCGAAAAGGGTATCCATACTGCGGATACCCCTACAAAGGGTGGAATGCAGAAAATGACATTTATCAGTGAAGCAAACCTTTACAAGACAATCTTTCAAAGCAGGAAAGAATCCGCAGAACGTTTTACAGATTGGGTAACATCAGAGGTTCTTCCTTCAATTCGTAAAAATGGAGGTTATATAGCCGGGCAAGAAACACTATCTGACGATGAATTGCTTTCAAAGGCGTTGCTTGTGGCACATAACAAGATCGCCGAAAGAGACAAGATTATCGAGCAGAAACAGGAAAGAATTGAACAGATGAAACCAAAGGCGATATTTGCGGATGCAGTGGCAACAAGCCATACCTCTATTCTTATCGGAGATTTGGCAAAATTGATTTGTCAGAATGGATATCAGATCGGACAGAAGCGGTTGTTTGAGTGGCTTCGGAACAATGGGTATCTGTGTAAGAGCGGTTCGTCACGAAACATGCCGATGCAGAGATATGTCGAACAGGGATTGTTTGAAGTGAAAGAAAGCAACGTGCAGAACCCGGATGGAAGCGTGAGAATCACACGCACAACTAAGATTACAGGCAAAGGGCAGCTGTATTTTGTGAATAAATTTTTAGGAAGGGAGAATGTGGAGTGAAGCAACCCAAGAAACTCACAAGAACGCAGAAAGAAATCGTCCATTCGCAAGGCTATAACGTAGATGAATGGATGGTTCGGAGAGAAACGGAGTTCCATTTGTTTTTGGTTCACAAGGACACAGGGAGAAGAGTAACCATTGATAATTATATTCGGAGGGCAAGAAGATGAGCAGATTCAATCCATACGTGGTTTCCGGAGGCATTATGGCACTCGCGGGCGCATATTCGATTACGGATGAGTTTCGGTTGGCCCCGAAGATTATCTTAATTATCGGAATGGTACTTATGATCTATGGATATTGGAACTATGACAAGATCAGTAAGGCATTAAGAATTTATAGAAAAATGGAAGGGAGAAATAAAAGAAATGGGAGAAGTAAAGAATATGTTCGATTTGAAAAATCTGCATTTGGAAGATGAAGTGAATGAGGAAGTTTCCTTCAAGAAAGGGTTTGCAGAATACGTTGAGAACACAAAGAATGCATCTGTTGATACCTTGACAGCGGAATTTAAGAATTTCCCAATGTTTAAGGTATATGCCGGAGCGGTAAGAGCTGGCGCAGATAACGAGACTACAACACGCTTGATTGGTTCAATGGTCCTTGGTAGGTCGATTGTGGACGAGAAATTCGGAGATCGGCTGAGCAAGGTTTCACACGACCTTACGTTTAGCACAATCGACGAAATTATGAGAAAGGAGATTCAACATGAAAAAGATAAGAATTAAGCATATTTTTTTGCAGAATTTCGGTAAATTCTTTGGTGCAAATACTGTTGATACTGACATTCCAAATAGAACAGAGATTTGCGGAGTGAATGAATCAGGAAAGACAACCATTAAGCGCGCTGTGCAGTATGTGCTTAATTGCCGGGATGATAACGGCAAGGAAATTACAGGAATCCGACCGCATGATGAATCCGGAAATGATTATTCAGGAATCGAGACAACGTGTGAAGTTACGTTTGAGCTAGATGGAAAAGAGAAAGAACTGAAAAAAGTATTCAGAGAGAGAATCGACAAGAACGGAGATTTCGCTGGGAATATCACGGATTCGTACATCAATGACGTTCCAAAAAAGGTTAAGGACTACGCAGAGTTCCTTGAAGATAGTTTTTTAGATGCTGACAAGCTACAGTATTGCTTGAATGCACAATCACTGTTGAAAAAGTCACCGGCAGACCAACGAACTGTGTTGGAAAAGACATTCGGAGATAAAACGACATTAGATATTGCACAGGAAGATGAACAGTTTGCACCTATTGTACCGATGCTTGCGGATGGAACAATTAAGGAACTGAAAGAGCGTTGCAATCGTACTCTGAATGGTTCACGTGGAAGATCGTCGTCTAAAGGACTTCGGCAGATTGCAGATGAATATGCACCACGTATCGACGAATTGATGAAGCAAAAGATGGATATTGACGTGTCACAGTTGCAGTCGATGAAGTCAGATATTGAATCCAAGATTGAAGATGTGAACGCCAAAATCAAGGATGCATCGGCGGAACATGACGCATTAGGACAGGAGATTTTGAACCTTAAATTTGAACTGTCCGGCTTGCAAAACAAGGCGAACGGGAACCTTGATGATACTAGAGCGGAGCTTACGCAGAAGTCGTTTGATGTCAACGAGAAATTGATTGCACTGAAGAATCTGCAAAACGATCGTTTGCGCATGAAAGAGAGCCTTGAAGCGGAATTTAAGCGACATGTTGCTTTTCGTGAGCAATATGCCGAAGAGTGGAAGCGAACCAACGCAGAAACAATCGGAGAAAATGACACGATCTGTCCTACTTGCCATAGAGAGTTGGAGAATGCCGACGAAATCCGGGAGAGGTACGAAGAGACAAAGAAACAGAGACTTGACAACATTGTTGCAAGTGGGAACTTCGAGAAGTCCGAAATCGACCGCTGCAAGGCAGAGATTGAACAGACAGAGAAGCAAATACAGGAACAGGGAAAGAAAGTATCTGAATTACAGGCAGAATATGACTCGCTGAATAATCGTATAGATGGTATGCCGGTGTGCGTTGATATTACGAACACTTCCGAATACAAGAAAGTCAAGTCGGAATTGGACGAAAAAGAAGCACTTTATAATAAGGAAGCGATTGGCTCAAATTTGACCGATTCTTTGAAAGAGGAACTTAAAAAACTGCAACATGATCTGTTGGATGTGACGGAGAAAATCGGAAAGGCATCGGTCAATGATTATATTGACAAACAGATATCACAGCTTCGTGAACAGCAGAGAGACACACAGCAGAAGATCGCCGATCAGGAATCAATTCTTGATTTATTGAAGAAACTTGACCGAAAGAAAAACGAGATTCTTTCGGAAAATGTAAATCAGTATTTGGAATTTTGCAAAGTGCGGTTATTCAGACCGCTTATCAACGGAGATACAGAAGAGTGTTGCGAGTTCATATATAAGGGAGAACCATATAACCGCAATATGAACCATGGTGCGAAGTTGCTTACAGAGATTGATATTTGCCGTGCATTCCAGCGTAAGAATGATGTGGAAATGCCAATCATCATTGACGATACGGAATCCCTGGATGCATGGAGAATCCCGGAGATTGACACACAGTTGATTGTTATTCGCAGAACGGACGACAAGGAACTGATTATTAAGGATATGGAGGAAAAGTAATATGGCAGAGAATACACAGGTAGCAGAGAAGAAAGAATTTACCACTTCGTTAAGTGAGTGGAGCAATGCAATGACAGGATTGATTATCGAAGATTATAAGTCTTGCGGGATGAAGATGGATGATTACTCGAAAGAGTGCGCTATGGAAGCAATGACAAGTATTTACAACCTTGTCAAAAACGACCCGAAGATTAGCGGTATGGGAAACCTTGATACAAGCAATTTAAGAGGAATTGTAAAGCGTTGCGCATCTCTTAAATTGAACGCAAGCGCATATCCGAGAGAGTGTTATTTCCAGCTTCGAAGTGTAAAAGTCGGAATAGACCCACAGACGGACAAAGACGTATGGCAGAAACAGGTAGAAATGGGGATCGAGGGCAGCGGCTACGATTCACTGCTTGCTAATTATGGCAAGGATGTAAAACAGGTATATCCATATTGGGTAATTAAGGAAGGAGATGTATATATCCCACCAAAACACAAAGGACTTACAGTTACAGAACCGGAATGGGAAGAAAAATTCTTGTCAGATAAGGCTGTAAGGGTTGTATATCCTGTGAAGTTGACTGATGGGAATATCACATATCTTTCGGCAGACCGCGACAGCGTAAAAATCAACCTTATGGCGCATGTTAAACAAAACATGATGAACGTTACTTTTGGAATTTGCACTGATAGATACAAAGCAACCGAAAAGCAGAAAGCAGAAATCAAAGCAAAAAAAGAAGAGATTCTTAATGATCTTAGAGCGTGCAAAACGGTTGATGAAATGCTTAAATGCGAGATTGCAAGACCATATATCAGCGGTGCATGGCTTGATACGCCGGAAAGCATGATTGTCCGTAAGATGTGCAACAATGCGACGAAAAAATATCCAAAGAATTACGATCCTATGGCGCGACAGGCACAGATGGAAATGGATGAGGTATATCAGATTTCAAAAAACGAGATTGAAGAAAACGCCAATTCCGTTGACTTCGACGAGGATGTTGTAGATTCAGAAATTTTGAGTGAAGAATCGGCAGAACCGGAATTTATGAAGGGGGAGTAAGGATGAGAGTAATTTCGCAGAACGGAACAATGGATTTTCCGTACGATAACAGTTTGGTTTTTCTGCATGAAAGCTGCATAAAAGGAAATACTTGCGTAGAAATACAATTATATGGAGGCACGGAGATTGACACTGTAGCTGAATATTCCACCGAAGCAAAGGCAATTAAGGCTATGGAAATGCTTAAGGAGCATTATAGCTTGCTTTCGTTTATGAAGCTTATAGCAGGTATGGCAAAATATGAAAGCCTTATTGAAAGCTTTACCGGATGATGAAATCGAGGTGTGAGTATGAGGTTAAAATGTTTAGGCTCATCGTCAGCCGGTAATTGCTATCTGCTAATTTCCGACAGTGGAGAAACACTTATCCTTGATTGCGGAATACCGATTAAGGAGATTAAGAAAGGCTTGAATTGG